TAGTTAGCAAATTCGAAAATGCAATGAAGACAATAGAATAATGAAAATCATTGAAAGAGACAAATATGAAGGACAGCCATTTTTTATTGAAGGTGATGACAATGCTGATTTAGTTACAGGCAAATTAATGAAAGCTAATGGTGAACAACATGGTTGGTATTCTATAAAAAGAACACCAAATTCAGAAAAGCTAATTGATTACATTGACCCAAACACTTTTGAGACTAGTAAACAATTATGTGCTGAATTTGTTTGTCGTAGAATGAGAATGGATGATACTGGGTGGATGACGATGGAAGCTTGGGTTCCTGTCAAAGAAGGCAGAAATTCAAATGACATTGCAGCATTCGAAAGAGCAATGAAAATAGTGGAGGATCAATAATGTCTAGTTATAATTTAGATGTTGGTGCAGATCAAAGATTACAATCACCATGGGATAAGGTAGACATACAACGAACTATGGTGTATCTTAAACAACAAATCGAAACAGTGTTGGATGAATACAAATTCGAAATAAATGATGAGGCAACAAGAGCTTGCATAGCAAATTCAGTTGAAATGTATACACAATCATTCCTAGATAATATGAAGGATAGGGGTGCTATTGACAACTTTGCTGTATCGGTTGGATATGGAGAAACTTCAATTGATGTAACAATTAAACCTAACAAATCAGCTGAGTTCGTATATATCCCTATTTCGATTAACGCCAATGAATCTGATTTACAAACAGCATTCGAAAGAGCAATGAAGGGAATCTCCCAAGATTAGCGAATAAATATCTGAAAGAGGATATTTATGAAAATTTTTGGAATTGATCAATCGTATACTTGTAGTGGTTTAATAATACTAGAAGAAGACAATGTAATACACGCTGAGAAGTTTGTATCGGATGCTACGAAGGATAAGCCAGCGAGAGCTTGGGATATTGCACAGCATATTGGAAAACTTGTTGAGTTACACAAGCCAGATATTGTAGCATTAGAAGGACTAGCATTTGGTATGCGTGGTGATGCTACTAGGGATTTAGCAGGGTTACAGTTTGTTATAGTTTGTATTCTACGAGAATTGCATAATAAAGAATGTATAGTAGTTTCACCAAGAACCGTGAAGAAGGTAGCGACTGGTAGTGGTAAAGCTGATAAAATGGAGATGTATGAACTATTACCCCAAAAAATAAAAACTTTATTGGAAGAAATGGGGTTGAAGAAATCAACTGGAATGCTTGATTTGACTGATGCATATTATATTGCAAAGACAGTCAGCAATCCAGAATTTAAGTCGGAAGGCTTTGATAAACCAAAGAAAAAGAAAAAAGCCAGGAAAAAGAGTAAATAACATTTAGTGAACAATATGACATTACACAGAAAGTGGATGGTATGGGCTTAAGCGCTCAGATAGATAAACTATTTGCTGAAAAACAGGGATATTGCCATTGGTCAAAATTGAATACATTTTTAAGTATACATCGAACAGAATTAGATAATAAAGAACAGAAACGAATTTTAGATAGAATAGAACAATATAGAAGCGAACATAATTCCAGATATCCAAATGATATTATCAGAAGCGAAGATATAAAATCTAACATATAATAAATCCTATCACAGATAAGATAGAAGAGTACCAGCTAACTGGTGGATATGTTGTGAAGAGCATTCTTTATGACTGGCTGTGCATCTGGCTATTAAATTAGCAGATTGTCGAGGTCCCTACGAACATGATGTTTGTTAAAATTGCGCGTTGAATTCGAGACGAGAAATAAGATTCCGTAGTAGATGAAAGTAAAGCAATTAAAAAGATCTGTATAATACCGCATAAGGGTTCTGTTATGATAGTAGGCTATTAGGGCGCTGTTACCGTTTTGGTACCCTTGAAAATGTTTTAAATTTTCTAAACGGGGGATTAGGACTATAACTATATTATATAATTTGTTTTTAGATGTCAATTAATAACTGCAACAATGGCGAAGCCAGTGGTGTTGTTATTACGAAGTAATCCTTGATTTCCGTTAAGGGTTACTGTATAATGGTTCCCATGAGCATATTAGACTTCTGGCCGATTAAATCGCCACCTAGACCAAACCAAATCAAGGCATTAGAATGGATTGAAAACCAGGATGCCAAATACATTATACTTGAAGCACCAGTTGGTTCAGGTAAGTCCTTAATAGGACTGACATACTCTCGATATCTATCTGGTCGCACAGGAAATTCATTTATCCTAACTCCTCAGCGCATTCTTCAGGAGCAATACGAACGGACATTAGATGACAAATCAATTGGTTCGTTATATGGCAAATCCAATTATCCTTGCAATCAAAAACACACAACTTGTGACATAGGAAGCATTGTTAAACCTAGATGTGATAGTTGTCCTTATGAGCGGGCTAAGGCACAAACCAAAGCAAAACCAAATGCTGTATTTAATTATAAGTTAGCATTGTTGCTATTTGGGTATACTGAAGTATTTAAACCAAGACAACTTATGGTTCTTGATGAATGCCATACAGTTGAAGAACACCTAACCGAATTCAATGCAATTGCTGTATATGAAAAAAGAGCAGAAAAATTTGGTATTAAATGGCGTCCTCAAATCACAATCAAGTATGCACATAAGTGGTTAAAAGACACATATATTCCTGCCGCTAATGAATTCTTAAAGAAACAATTTGATATAGTAGAACCTCTCCTTGACAAAGGAAGTAGTGACCTAACACAACGAGATATTAAATTACTTCGTGAATATAATTCACTTGAAGACCACATTGATGATGTATCAGAATTTTTGGCTATGCCATTAATGGATGTAGAAGAAAACTTTGTTTTGGTCCATGACAAGACAATGATGAAATTCAAACGAATTACTGGTGCTCATGGATTTAAAAACATAGTTGAACCAATGGCAGATAAGTTCTTATTCATGTCTTCTACCATTCTTGACCATAAAGGATTCTGTCGTGATCTTGGAATTAATATTAACGATGTTGCTTTCTTATCATTGGATTCTGAATTCCCAACAGAAAACCGTCCTATATTTTATATGCCACAAATGAAAATGAATGCAGCATGGAAGAATGATGAAAATGCAAATGGCAGAAAGGAGATGTTATCCACTATTACCGACATCCTTGAATTACACAATGCAGAGTCTGGTATTATACATACTGCTAATTTCCAAATTGCAAAATGGTTAGTTGAGGAATTAGAATATTCTGTACCACAACAAGTATTGCATCATAATCCTGATAGTGGTGATGATAGGAATGCTATCATTAATCAGTATATGACTACACCTAAACCAACAGTACTAATATCTCCAAGCATTACCGAAGGGTTAGACTTGGTTGGTGATTTGGGACGGTTTGCTATCTTTGCTAAAGTACCTTTTGGTTTCTTAGGCGACCAATGGATTAAGAAGCGTTTGGAGATGTCTCAATCATGGTATCAGCGTAGAGCTGTAATTGATGTTATTCAAGGTGGAGGACGTATTGTTCGTTCATCGGATGATAAAGGAAACGTTTATATTTTAGATGCTAGTTGGGCGTACTTGTATTCACAAACGAATGCAATGGTTCCAACGTGGTGGCGAGACTCTTATCGTTTATTATAAAAAAGGCCGCTTAAAGCGGCCTTTATTTTTGGGATAGTGCTGAAATCAATATTGAGGATACATGTTATTTTTTTCTTGTTCCATTCTATCTGATATAAATCTTTCAAATAAATCTCTTTCACCTGGTGTCCGATACATCATATCATCGTATTGTATTCCACCTCTCATAAAGTAAACAAGTTGGATAATATTACTAACAATTGCTTTCGCTTCTCCTTCCATAGAACGAAACATTTTAGTAATTTCTTCTTGGTTACCTGATTTCAGCATTACATAAAAAAAGCTAGTGGATTAATTGGAGTGTTGATTGTCATTTCTTTTCCACAATCTTTACATTTAATTGTTACATCAAACGTTGGTCCCCAATCACTTACCTTATCAATAGTGTCACCAATTTGATGTACCCATCCTGCTGATATTGTTCGTACCCATTCGGATATCATTTCACTATCGGTTATACCATCAACAGATTCAATCATTGCTACCATCGTATCAAATATATTTTTACTAATCGTATCAATGCTTTCATCATCAACATTCATTGTTGATTGGTAGATGCCTAATACATTCTTTAAATTAGCTGGTCGTAATTTTAAAACTTGGCCATTATCTAATTCTAATGAAAATAGTTTACCAGATGTTGTGGGGTCAATCCTTTTACTTTTTTGTATGAAATCATTAACTGGAATCATATAACTATGTTCTTTGGCTTCTTCACAATCATGAGTATACGTAATTTCCATCTCATCACCATATGTCACCTTACGCAAACAAACCATCAGAAAATCAACATCCTTTGCAAGTAGTTGCATTGGGTCATTAATTTGTGGAATGCACCGCTTGAATACTTCAACGATTCCATCTCCAGAGAATAACTTATCTGGAGTCTTCAATATAATTTCATCCAAAGTCACCATTGGATGAACATGAACCTCACCATTTTTGACGTCAGGTGACAATTCGCCTTTTTTGTAAAAAAGTCCTTGTGATGGTAAAGTGAACGTCCCACCAGGCATCCGAGCTCGTTCCAAAAGAGGATTTACTGGTTTTAGTGGTTCCATTGCAGGTACTTGTGCTTCATTGTTATCTGTCATTATAATTATCTCCTATCTGACATTATTTATACCAAAAAAATCATTGTTGTACAACGTATAAATACGTTGAAACAAGACTTTGTTAGGAAACAGTATAATGGCAGATAGTATATTCACAAAACTCGCGGGACCTGAAATAGAAGGTGCGGCAACAATCTTTGCAAGAAAATTTAAAGAAGCTGGTGTATTTACAGGTGGTGCTGGCGCTGGTGACGGTGGTGGTGTCATGGACCCTATCACCCGTAACAAAATTAAAGCTGAAAAAGATAGTATAAAGATATTAAGGCAGTATATTAAAGCCCATGAAGCAGTAATAAAGGGGGATAAAACCGCCCGTGCTCAACGAACCATAGCGTTGCGTAAATTAAACAAACAACAAGAAATCCTTGGCGACACTTACATATCAGTAGCAAAACAATTTAGCTCAGGAAAGGCAACACAGCAACAAAGTTGGGATAAACTAAGATCACTTAATGTGCAGTATAAACGGAATCGTGATGGAATTAAAACATTTGGTGAAAGTGTTAATCAAGCAAAAAAGGATGTAGTATCTGGTTCTAAAGAAATGGTATCTTCATTCATGGAGACAGCCTTTTCCTTTAGAACAGCTAAGTTCCTTGTAGTTAAAGCAGCATATCAAGGATTCAATGATTTTAAAGCTGCGATGAAATATGGTACCGATGTAACCGAGGGCGTTTGGTCAAATATGTCAAATGCAATGAGTCTAGGTATTGACCCAGCTCGTTTATCCGAAATTCAAGCTTCTACTCGTCAAGCTGTAAGTGTTATGGGTGGGGCTGCTAAATGGTCTAAGCAGGTATCAGCTATACAATCAAGTATGTTCGGACATATTGGTGATTTGGATACAACTACTCAATTTATGGCTGATGGTATGATGACATTAGTTAGAGCTGGTATTCAACCAACAACAGATGCGTTTATGGATGCTTCTGGAAATCTAGGACCACTCGGAAAAACTTTTAAAGACATCCAAAAAATATCTGGTGCGACGTTTGAAGAAACCGGACGAATGATGAAAGACCTTACTGAAGATCAAACAATTCGTTGGAAATTAATGGGTGCAGCATCCCAAAAACAACGCAGAATAATTATACAAGAAACAATGGAACGTCACAAAAACCTATTAGCTATGGGAATGAATACTGAACAAGCTAAACGGGCAGCGGCAGCATTGGATCAAATGGCTGGCAAAGGACCAAAAGAACGATTGAAGGCCGCAGCTAAGATGCAAATGATGATGGGGGCAATGGGAATTGGTGGTGGAGCTGAAACTGCTGCATTGATGCGTAAGCGTGTACGGACTGGACCTGAAGATAAAAAACTTGCTGAAACAATGGCAAAAGTAAATGCTAGAGTTTCTGAAACACAACAAGAATCATTATCTGGTGACTTCTTTGCTTCAGCTATGCTTCAGAAATCTGGTATGGAAGGATTGTTAGGTCCAGGTAGTCCATTTGAAAAGAATTTAACTGAAGTAGCATCATCTGGTGCAGAAACTGCACTGAATACTAAAACGATGGCAGAAGAATATCCTAAAACCACAGCGCTGGTTGGTAGTATACAGAAATGGGTTACTAACCTAGCAGTGAATCCATTATTGACAGGTATCCTTGCTGGTGTTTCATTCATTGGTGCAACTGTACTCCAAATTAGAATGGCGATGGGAGCAGGCGGAATAATGGATATGTTTGGAAAGAAAGGCAAAGGACCTGGTGGTATGGCAAGAGTGGCTGGTGGAATGCTCAAAAGTGTGGCAAAAATTGGATCTGTATTAGCTGTCGCAGGTGGAGTAGTTGAAACATTCTCAGAAACTGCAAAACAAACATCAGAAAATGCTAACAAGATGGGCGAGGCTATGTTTGGAAAAGGTATGATGAGTCAAATCACTAATAATATTGTATCAGGCTTCAGAAATATTGGTGATATTGCATCTTTTGGATTAGCAGATAATTTGGGTGAATTGATTGGTTCATCGATAGCTAAATTAACAGGTGCAACATATACAGACAAATCTTATACTCCACAATTTGCTGAAGTACAATCCAAACTTAATGCTGCAAACGCAAATATAGAAAATCCACAACTTAAAGATATTGCAGCACTTCTTATGGAATTAAAAATATCAAACGAACAAGCTAATAAATTTTCTAATACGCAAGTTCAAACTCTAGCTGAAATTGCTGCGGATGGAAAAGTATCAATTGACGAACAAGCTCGTATGAAACGAGAAATGCGAACAAAACGAGGTGAACGCGGACGCAGTCCGAGATCATTGTAATACGGATAATTTCAGTACATAAATAAAAGAAAAATACTAAGAGAATTTTATGACCCAGAATCCAAAGTGGACCAACTATTTTAAAATCGTAACACCGAAGCCTGAAACTACCAAGATTTCTGATAGCCAGTCTCTTGGTGATCAAGGGACATATGGTAACTACACTTGGTACTCTCGACTAGTTCAAGGGTCAGCTTCACGTTTAACTCGTTACCGTGAATATGATTTAATGGATAATGATGTTGAAGTATCTCGTGCACTTGATACAATAGCTGAAGAAATGACAGGTAATAATCCAAAGACAGATATGCCACTGGAACTTGATATTCTTGCTGAAGATGAAGAAAAATTACCAAGTAACATTGTCCTTACTCTTCGGGCTGCAATGCATCATTGGTGCAAATCTCATGATTGGGAAAATCGTCTGTTCAAAGTTTCACGCACAACAGCCAAATATGGTGATTGTTTCTTTCGTAAACAAGAAGACCATTTTAAACGTTGGGCATTTTTACATCCTAAAAATATAATTGGTGCCATCGTTGAAGAAGATGATGTGACAAATATCATTGGGTGGCAAGTAAAAAAGAGTATAACAAAAGCTAAATCTTCATATGGTGCTCCTGTTACAGGGACACAAGAAACTGAAACAGAAATTATTTCTGCAGATGAAATTGTTCGGTTTACTTTAAACGATGACTTATCTGATACAGCTCCATTTGGAGAATCTGTTCTTCGTCCAGTATTCCGTGCTCACAAACAAAAAGAATTATTAGAAGATGCTATCCTTATCTATCGTGTACAACGTGCTCCTGAACGTCGAGTATTCTATATTGATGTTGGTAAGATGCCTCCTCAACGTGTTAAAACATATCTTGAACAAATCAAGAACGAAATCAAACAGAAAAAAATTCCTACCCAATCTGGTGGAAAAAGTGAAGTTGAATCAGTATATAATCCTCAATCAATGTCAGAAGATTTCTTTTTTGCCCAACGTGCAGATGGTCGAGGTTCTCGTGTAGAAACATTACCTGGTGGACAAGGTCTTGGTGAACTTGCTGACTTAGAATACTTCCAAGATAAAGTTTGGAGAGGCTTACGTGTTCCTGTTTCTTATATGAAAAAAGGAGCAGAAGGTGCAGTATTCAATGACGGTAAAGTAGGTGTCGCATATATTGAAGAATTCAAATTTGCATTATATGTAATGCGACTTCAAGGACACATTGAAAATATCCTTGATACGGAATTTAAAAAATATCTCCAAAAAACTAACATCCGCATTGATGAAACTCTTTATAGAATTCGTTTACCAGAACCTACTAACTTTGGTACATACCGACAACAAGAAGTAGATGCTGCATTATTATCTGCATATGGTAGTGCTGATGGTATTCCATATCTTTCTAAACGTTTCATTCTTGAACGTTATTTACAACTTACTGATGATGAAATTATTGATAATGAACGTAAACTTCGTGAAGAGAAAGGACTTGATCCAGATGGTAATGAAAAAGATCTTCTAGCACTGTACCAACCTGAAGCTGCAGCCGCTGCTGCAGAGATGGGTGGAGAGATGGGTGGAGGAGAGATGACTGCTGGTGGAGAACTTGGTGGAGAACTTGGTGGTGGAGAACTTGGTGGAGAACTTTAATGCAACCGATCAAAAATATATCGTAAATATAATTAAACCCATAAATAATAAAGTAGGAGATTAAAATGGCTGATAATGATAAACTCCGTGATATGCTCGATGCATTGATCGATGACAATTCTGAAAAGGCACAAGTTGATTTTCATTCTTACCTTTCTGACAAGATGAAAGATACTTTGCAAGGTGAAGAAGAATCAGCAGAACTCGATAGTACAACACAGGATTAAGGGGAATACAATGAAAGATAAACTGCAGGAAGTAATTAACGCTCTCATCGAAGATGATAGTGAAAAAGCTTCTGAAGCTCTTCACGCATATCTCGCTGAAAAATTTAACATCGTCCTTCTTGGTGAAAAGAAGAAAGATGATGATAAAGATGAAGACGATGATAAAGATGAAGACGACGACAAAGACAAAGATAACGATGAGTCTGAAGACGAAGATAAAGACGATAAGTCTGAAGATGATAAAGATGATGATAAAGATAAGGACAAAGACGACGATTAATCGTCAGAGTCTAACAAGGAGTTAATTATGGAGTTATTAATTGAAGAACTCACACCATCTGAAAGTCATTTGGTGACTGAATCTACACAAGATGGAAAGGATATGTATCTTTCTGGTGTGTTTATGCAGGCTGAGTTAAAGAATCGCAACGGACGAATTTATCCTCTAGCTGAAATAGCGAAAGCTGTTGATACCGCGCAACAACGCATTAAAGAACATAATGGGATTTTTGGTGAGTTAGATCATCCTCAATCATTAAACATTAATCTTGACCGTATTTCACACGCAATCACAGATATTCGTATGGAAGGTAATAACGCGATTGGTCGAGCTAAATTACTTAATACGCCAATGGGCAACATCGCAAAAGAACTTGTTCAGAGTGGTGTTCGTTTAGGTGTTTCTAGTCGTGGTGCTGGTGCTGTCAATGAAAGTACAGTTGCAGATTTTAATTTTGTAACAGTTGATATTGTTGCAACTCCTTCTGCTCCAGGTGCGATGCCTGATACAGTTTATGAGTCTTTACAATCTTCAATGAACGGTCGTAAGGTGTTAACTTTGGCTGAACAAGTACAAGAAGATCCAGCAGCTCAATTATATTTAAAGCGTGCTATTATGAAGTTTCTTGAAGAAGGTTTATTTGTTAAAAAATAAAAAGTTCGAAAAAATTCGTAAAGCCTGAAATACTTAACCCCTTGATAAAAGCGGAGAAATACTATACCACATAGTATCGTTCCGCTTTTTCTGCATACCTTAGATAAATATCTTATATAAAACAAAATGTTAAACTATTAAACCATTAATTTCGAAATGAGGAGTATAAAACGATGGATGAATTGCTTCAAAAATTATTAGAAGCCGAAGTACTTTCTGAAGATACAAAGAAAGAACTTGAAGAAGCTTTTAATGGCAAGCTCGATGAAGCTGTCGAAGCTGCCAAAGCAGATGCCGCTGCTGATGTTCGTGCAGAACTTACAGAACAGTGGGTACAAGAAAGAGATGCATTAATTGAGGCAGTAGATTCTAAAGTTTCTGAATTCCTCGATAGTGAAATTTCAGAACTTAAAGAAGATATTGAACGTTTCCGTGACCTTGAAGCTGAATTCGCTGAAAAGCTTGTTGAAGCTAAATCTGAAATGGGTGAAGAACTTAAAGGCGACCTTGGTGAGTTAGTTGAAAAACTTGACGCTTTCCTTGAAATCCGTTTAGGTGCTGAACTTGAAGAACTTCGTGAAGATATTGACGTTGTTCGTCAGAATGAATTTGGTCGTAAAATCTTCGAAGCTGTTGCAGAAGAATATGCACATAGCTACGCAGATGATGAATCTCTTGAAGGTACATTACGCGAAACAGAAAGCCGTCTTGAAGATACAACTTCAGCTCTTGAAGAGTCTGAAACCAAGTTATCAACACTTGAACGTACAATTAAGATGCAAGAAATTCTAAAACCTCTTGATGGCTCAGCCAAAGAAGTTATGGAAACAATTCTTAAAAGTGTTCCTACGGAACAACTTGAAGAAGGATACAAGACCTTCATCGGCCGTGTTTTGAAAGAAGCAACAGTCGAAGATAACACTTCAGAGAAGGAAGATAAAGTACTAGCTGAAGGTAAATCAGATAAAGGCAATAAGAAAGACATCATTGAAGGTGCAGTAGTCACTGGTGATAATGATGAACTCATTGAAGAAAATGAGAAGGAAGATTTAGAAGGACGCGTTCAATTGTCCGAGGAAACTCGTACACGTTTACAACGTCTTGCTGGATTAATCGAATAATAACTTTTAACTGAAAACTTTAATTATAAACTTTAGCTAGTTTAAGGAGAAATAAAAATGGACGAAATGTTCGAAAATTGGTCAGAGACCAAAGAAGCGTTACTTGAAGGATTAGCCGCTGACAAACGTAAGATTGTCGCACCTCTTCTTGAAAACCAAAAAAACCAAATGATGATGGAAACAGCCGCTTCTGGCGCAACTGTTGCACACGACATTGCTGGATTCCGTAAAATCTTAATCCCAATGATTCGTCGTATCATTCCTGGTACAATTGCAAGTGAATTAGTTGGTGTACAACCAATGACTGGTCCTGTTGGACTTGTTTATTCTTTGCGTTACACTTACAAAGAATCAGTAACTGATACAACTAATGATGCATTCGGTGCACAAAGCATCACAGCTGGTAATGAAGCGTTTGGCAACAGCCCTGCTCTTCGTGCTTTCTATTCTGGTGGTGCTGGTGCTGGTTCTGGTTCTCCATTACCTGCTGGAGCTGATGCTCAAGTAGCTGGTGCTGGTGGTATTGGTATCGGAACAACTGCGATCGATGGTTCAGAAACTACTGGTGAAGCATGGCCTTCAAGCCTTGACATCACTGCAACTACTGCTAACCGTTCTTATGGTGGTTCTGGTAGTTACCTTGAAGGTTCTGGTGGTCGTAAAATGGGACTTGAAGTTGTAAGCCAAGCTGTTGAAGCTGGTTCACGTAAACTTCAAGCTGGTTGGACTATCGAAGCTATGCAAGATATGAATTCACAACACGGACTTGATATTGAATCAGAAATGACTCAAGCGCTTTCTGCTGAAATCGTTCAAGAAATTGACGCTGAAATCATTAGCGATCTTATCGCTCTTGCTGGTACAACTGATACATTTGATGGTGCTTCAGGTGGTGGTTACGGTGGTGGTGTTGCTGGTACATACGCTCCTGCATACGTAGGTGATCGTCTTGCTAACATCTCAGTAATTATTAACCGTGTTGCTAACGAGATTGGTCGTAAGACTCGTCGTGGTGTTGGTAACTTCATCGTTGTTTCACCAATGATTGTTTCTGTTCTTCAGTCTGCAAGCAAGTCAGTATTTGCTCCAGCTGTTGAAGGTTCTTTCAAAGGTCCTAACAATACAATGTTAGTTGGTACTCTTAATGGTTCAATCAAGGTTTATTCATACTTGTGGAATCAAGCAGGTGCTGGTCTTGATCTTGGTACTACTCAAGCAAGTAACAATGATACAATCCTTATTGGTTATAAAGGTGGAAACGGAGAAACTGATACTGGTTACTTCTACTGCCCATATATTCCATTGATGAGTTCAGGTGTGGTTGTTAACCCAGTTACATTCCAACCTGTTGTTAGTTTGATGACTCGCTACGGCAAGACTTCATTCACTAGCGCAACTACATCACTTGGAAACAGTGCTGATTACTACGGTAAGATAGCTGTATCTGCTCTTGACTTTGCATAAAAACAAAGTTTAGAAAGGTGTAAAATCAAAAGCCCCGATTTATCGGGGCTTTTTTATGCGTTGTCGGAAAGTGAAATGTATGGTATAATGGGGTTCCTCTGAATCACTTAAAGGGTCATAATTGTGCAAGTAGATAATATCATCGTTGGGAACCTCGTTGAGGGATTGACCGAAATTCAACTTGGTGTTCTTCCAACCGAAGATACTATACATCTATCATTTGCCCAAATTATAAATGATAAAGAAGAATTATTTCTGCCGCACATACTTAAAACAGTTGGGTTATTCAAGTCAACTGGTGAGATTCGTAGGATAAATCAACAACGATTAAAGAGTGAAAAATTTAAAAAAGACCCAGACCAAAATTTATGGCGTAATTGTATGCAACCAGAAATGACGTCTTTCAAGATAGGGAAGAAGGTATTCTGGTTAATTATTGGCGAAGAATGAGTTCTAATTATAAATATATAATAACAACGTGGTAGAGCAGCGGATGAAAAAAATTACATTCAAAGAGTACTTGGAATCAAAAGAGCAATTGCGTAAAGCAATCAGTGAATCTCCAGTACGTACTGTAACTTACATTGTAAATAAGTATTGTAAACTCCCTGTTGGTGAAACGATGGAAAAAAAGCAATACATTCCACTAAAACCAAAACACAAGATTATTGTTGAATGGAAATACAATGATATTGATAATCCAGATTTAGTTGAAATGCGTTTTGAATCTGGTAACGTAGATTCCACTGAGTCGTTCTTGACTTATTGGGCAAGTGAAAGATTCCAGCGATGGTTAAACAAAAATACAAGGGAAGCGTCATGAGTAAATTAATACAAGAAATACACGAAGAAGTTCAAGAAATATTAATACTAAAAGAAAATGTTGAATTGTTCCTTGATGAATGCCCAACACTTGTTGAAGGTGCAGAAGAATTACTTGGAAAAATATCAGCTGGAATCAAAGGCGGAAAAAGTCTTGCAGGTAATGAGAATATGGCGAAAGCTTTGGCTGGACTTTCAGTTCTTCAAAGTAAAGATAACATCGCTGCAATCGCACCTGAAGTAAAGGGGATTAATCCAAAATTTACAATTAAAGATGTAATTTTGAAAGCTGGTGATGATAAAGAAGTAAATAAAGTATTGATGCGAATCGGAGATATGTATGCAAAATCAAAAATTCCAGAATATGCTGAAATGCTAAAGACGATTGATACCGACCCTCAAAAGAAAGAAGCATTTATAAACAACCTTAATAAAATGCGTGCACAATTTAGTCAGTTAAAGGGATTATTAACCAAAGGTCCACAGACTGAAAAACCTACAGTATAAAGTTCATTTTGATAAATATTTAAGACCAACTGGAGAATACATTTTATGTTCACATTTAAAGACTATTTAATTACAGAAGCCAAGAAAGGCACACCTAAGAAAAAAGAAGAAGGTGAACTCAAACTGTTTAATCCTCAACGCTTTGTTCCAAAAATGGAAAAAGTTTTGGATCTTCTTATTAAGAAATCCGCAATGGAAGGAGAAATGGCAAATGAGCTAGTTACTCTTGAAATGATTTCTATATTCAAAGAAGTATTGTTGGAGCGTTTGGAACCATATAAAGATCCAAAATATAAAGAACGTAAAGGCAAAGATGAACATATTGAAACTATTGACGGCATTAAGCAAGAGATTGAAGATGTTCTACGTATACAATTCTCAGAAGATGGATATCGCTCTGCAATCAACTCATTTATGGCACTAATCGTAGGTCCTATCCTTGATGAGATTAAACGAGTAGAACCTAAGAATGTTGTTAATTTAATAGATCCAACTCGTTTTGATCACAAATCAAAAGATGCTTTCGGGCATTTGATGCGTTATGTTATGAACTCTGTTATCATTCCAAATGCAGAAGATGGTGAAGTTGCTAAAACTGTTCTCGCTAAATGGGGTGCAGAAGCACGCAAGAAAGCAGCCAAGAAAAAGAAACTAACAAAACAGCAACGTTTACAACTTATTCGTACCGCAGTTGAAAAGGTCCAAGGATCTAATAAATCTAAAGACGAATCCAAAGACGAAAAAGAATAACCTTCTTATTTTATCACTCTAAAAAGGGCTGTTGAACAGCCCTTTTCTTTTGCCTCACATAAATACTTCTAAATCGTATAGGAGTATGTAAACTATGGGAACATTTGATTCATCCGCTGACAGTCCCTTTCAAATTCGCACAGAAGGTCAGGAAATAACAATTAGATTTACGAGAACTGGACCAACATCCGGTCGTATATCTTGGGATATTCCAAATCCAGCGTCAGGTTGTTCTGCAGATGACCAAGCATATAATGGTATTATTGTTACACTTGATACCACGCACACCTCTCCTGACAAAAGTCCAGTCAACGGAACAGTATATACAGCTGACCCAACTGGTGACTCAAATCTACACGCTGGTGATAAAATTGGTACATCTCTTGTTATTAGTGCATTGTATGATGACAAAACAACAACATTTTTTGATGTAACAGGATTAACAGCTGAAATGGCTGTGTATGTTTCTGGTTTTGCTGTTGATAAACTTTATCGTTATCATATAGAAGGCGTTCACGCTTATGCGTTGGATTATGTCGGTGGTAATGAAGTAAGTCCAGTTGCTGGTTACCAAGTAGCAACATTAGGAGTCGCAGGGACTGATAATACAGGTTTATCAACTGGTGTAGACTATACATTTACTATTGATATTGATGGCACAGAATATTCAGTAACAGTTGATGGAACAAATACTCCATCGTATGATCAACTCGTAACAGAAATAGCAAAGAGTATTGGGAAAGTCAACAATCCTCCTCAAGGACCAACATCACCTAATACTGGTGCATATTATTGGAATGCAACTACTGAAGAATTATTCCAATGGGATGGAACACAACACGTTGAAGTAACCGTCATCGTAGAATCCTCAGCTCCTAATTCTCCAAGTGCTGGAGATTATTGGTACAACCCGACAACACTTATTCTTTCAAAATGGAGTGGCTCGCCTTTAAGTTGGGTAACTCAAACATTCACAACGTATAGTCAAGATCCAACAGCTCTTGATGGAAATGATTATTGGTTCAATGAAACAAATGCGTATATTTGGGAAGGCAACACATGGTGTGAAAAAACTTTATGGAACCAGGCGACTGATCCAACACTTCCAACATATCCAACATTCGGAACATATTGGTACGATAGTGTAAGTTTACTCCTCCATCAGTGGAATGATCAAACCAATAGTTGGAATGATGTTGATGCAATTTATTGGAATGTGGATCCGAATAGTTTAACGGTTGGTACATACTGGTTTGATGAAACAAATAATGTTCTTAAGCAGTGGAATGGAGCGTCATGGGATACTTTAACAGCTACTATAAGTTCAACAGAACCAACATTACCTGCACCAAATAATTATTGGTATAATCCTACTACAGAAGAATTAAAACAACGTGATGTAACAAATACTTCTTGGACAGACCTAACAGTATTATCATTAGCCGACGATCCAACAAATCGTGACTCTTGTGGGTTGTGGTGGGATTCTGTTGGAGATAACCTTTATGTTTGGGATGTCACTACATCATCTTGGGACTTAGTTACTACATTCTTACAACAAGCAACAGACCCAGCATCGCCACCAACAATGACGACTGCAGATGTTTGGTATAATACAATAGCAACTACTCTAAATCGTTGGGATGGTTCAATGTGGGTAGCTGTTACATTTATTAATAGCTTAACAGATCCAACTATTGTTAGCACTGGAGATGTTTGGTTTGACACAACAAATAATATTTGGTATGAACGAGCTGGTTCACCAGGTACTTGGGTAGCATTTAATCCTGTAGATGCAACTGCAGCACCACATACACCAGCGACTGGTATATTTTGGTTTGATACAACAAATACTGCTTTGAATCAATGGAATGGTGTTTCTTGGGTATCAGCGTTATTTACAACTCTACCATTAACACCAGCAACTGGTTCTCTATGGTATGATACAATTAATGAAATTCTTAATGAATGGAATGGAGTAGCATATGTTGCTTCAGTACACGCTGCTATTGTTGAATTAACATCTGATGGTAATCTTTTATTCACAAGCTCTACGACAGGTAGCACTTCTTCAATCATTTTAACTGATGTTGATTTGTTTGATTCTCTTGCTGGATTTACTGGACTTGTAGATTATGTAGCTGGAACAGATGGGGTAGATCCTACTCCTCAATATCAACAAATTGGTGTTGGTGATGATGGTACTCCAGATGAAAGACGAGAACTAATGGATAGTATTCGTGCACAGCTTGGTTATCCAGTTGTTCAAGTTGAACTTACAAAATATCAGTTGGATACAGCAATCACAGCTGGATTGGAATCATTACGCAAACGAAGTGCTGCTGCTTATCGTCGCGCATTTTTCTTTGTTGATGTCCCTGCAGGTCAACAATCACTACGATTAACAAATAAAACCGTTGGGTTTAATAAAATTGTTACAGTTATGGCTGCATACAGAACAAATTCTGCATTCTTAACTACAGCATATGAAGGTGGTATTTTTGGACAGACAGTTATACAACATCTATATACAATGGGAACATTTGATTTATTGAGTTATCATCTTGTTGCATCATATATTGAAACATTGGAAGATATGTTTGCTACTCGTTTAGTGTTCCAATGGAATGAACAAACACGTCAACTAAATTTCTATCAGACATTTGGTTATGATGAAAGAATTCTTATTGATGCGTCAATTGAAAGAACAGAACAAGAATTATTAACTGATCGTTGGACTAAATCTTGGATTGAAAAATATGCATCTGCACAAGCTCGTCTTATGCTTGCTGAAATTCGTGGTAAATATGCTTCACTTCCAGGTGCTGGTGGTGGTGTATCTCTTAACGCAGGTGAGCTTATTGCAAGAGCAGAAACTGATATGGCAGAATGTTATGAACAACTTGATAACTTTATTGTTAATACAGTTGAAGATTTTGGAATTGCAACAACCTTTATTGTAGGATAATATAATGTCACTATTAAAAGAAATATTAAAAGAAATGCCTGCTTCGGATATAGGAATTGCTTATGCCGATGCTGGCAATCCAGAAGAGTATTCTCCAGAGAATGAAGAAGATGGTGGTGGTTTTCAAATCAATATTGAACAAGATACTATTGAAAATGATAATTTCAGAAAAGTTTTGTTTACGACTGAAATGACTCAACTCGTATTAATGAGCTTGGAACCTGGTGAAGATATTGGTGAAGAAACTCACGAAGGTGACCAATTCTTTCGCTTTGAAGAAGGTGAAGGTAAAATGATTATTGATGGTAAGGAAACAACAGTAACAGATGGTGATGCTGTTGTAGTTCCAGAAGGAGCTTTACATAATGTCATTAATACTTCTGATACAGAAGATTTAAAATTGTATGCATTATACTCACCACCACAACATGAAGATGGAACAGTAAACGAAACGAAACCGGAGAAAGAAAATGAAGTTGAATAATGTACTTGATGAAAGTATTGCATCAGATATTAAACGAAAGTTACAAGGAAAAGTTTCTGGTAAGCAACAAATTAAGAGAATAGCTCTATCTGCTCTTCAACGTATGGTTGATGGTATAAAGGAAATGGATAAACATTTAGATGATCCTAAAGAATTTCAAAAATGGGCAGTAGAACAACGAAAAGATTTAATTGAAGCAATAAAAATTATAAAAGCTGTAGAAGATTAATAGGATATATTAATGAGTTGCGAAGATAAACCAGATGGAACCAAATGTCTTGAAACAAGGGACAATTCTTGCTCTCCGTTTCAATTAACACAAAATAATGATTCTTGTTTTATTGATGGTGTCGTTGAGGAAAATCTCAACATCGGTGCCGCTGACATTCACGTTTTCAAACTTTTAGGTGTACACGAACAAGGACAACTTGTTGACTTAGTTGGAAATGGTACTCCAATCGCAGGAGGCAATGCTTCCAACTTTCCTGCGAGCCAAGCTTTTGATGCATTCGTTACACAATGGCGTTCTTCACAAACTGGAAGTAATGTTCCATTAACATCTTATATTGGTTATGACTTTGGCGAAATCAAACTTGAAAATGAACGTCAGCGTTATGGTATTGATACATCTATAAACCATAACATTGCAACGATTAAAATTATGCAAGGTCCTAACTCTGAAAACAGAGCGACACGTGTTCGTGTAGAACGGTCTAAAGACGGAATAACTTGGTATGGTGTTTCTATTCTTACCCTTCCAGATGACGATAACTTAAATGTTATACATTTTAAACATTCTGTACCATCTCGTTTTTGGAGACTTCGTCCAATTGATTTTAATGGTGGTGTTAGTGACCGTTGGATTATCCAAGCATTACAGTTAATGGATTATGATGAAACATCTATTGACGATATTCAAGATGATATATTTTTAGAAAATAGAGACAGAGAGTACGCTTCAGAAAGTACTACGATTAAAGGCACATATGATTTAATTGATATACAAACTGAACTTTCAAGATTTGGTATTGAACTTCCAAATCAACAATATTATATGCATATGAGTTTTAATGCAGTTGTCACAGCACTTGGCCGACCAATTGTTATTGGTGATATTTTTGAAGTTCCAAGTGAAACTCAATACTCGGCAACAATGGAACCAATTAAGAAGTTCCTTGAAGTAACAGATGTAGGTTGGAGTACAGAAGGGTATACACCTGGATGGCAACCAACGATGCAAAGAATTATTGCTCAACCAATGATGGCGTCACAAGAAACACAAGACATATTTGGTGGATTTAATTCAACACCTGATGCATCAGGATTGGTTGGAATAGATGATGGAAATCATCCTATCTTCCAAGATATTTCTAATGTTAGTCAATCAATTGAAGCAGAAGCATCAACGGATTTAGCTGAACGTGGTAGTGACCCACTTGATGTTCAAGAATTTTCTGCCGAAGAACTCCAATCTGCTGCTGACCAAGGAGTACCGAATTTAAGCAAAATCGGATTAAATTCAAAAGGATTATATGTTGAAGATGGTCTACCACCTAATGATGAAGCATATACTGAAGGTGATTCATTCCCTGAAACATTTGCAGAGGGTGATTATCATAGATTAACATACACCGGATTGGCTGAAGATATTCCACCAAGATTATATAGATATTCAACTGCTAAAAATCGTTGGGTCTATCTTGAAACAGATAAGAGAGAACAGTATAACCAAACTAAACCAATTTTACAACAATTCTTATCATCAACAACTAAAACACCTTCAGAAGATATTTGAGGATAAATTATGGCAATTGCAAACTTTTATTACAACCAACAGTGCAAAAAACACCTAACACAATTTATGGCTATCTTTGCTGGACTGCAAGCAAGCATTGGAAAAAACGCTGATTCTGATGAAGAACAGTTAATAACGGTACCTATCCAGTATGGGAATAAGGACAGAGTTGTAGCGCATATCATTGGTGATAACACGCAAAATAAACCATTGCGTCTGCCTATGCTGAGTGCATATTTAAACAATTTTCAACTTGCTCCTGAATTAAGAAAAGGGATAGGCCAAACTCGTCGTCAATCATACTTACCAAGAGGTGAAGTATTTCCTGATGGTATCAAAACAGTTCATCAGTATATGCCAATTCCATATAGGATGCAAGCAGAAGTGGCAATTTATGCAAGTAACTCTGACCAACACTTTCAAATTTTAGAACAAATATTAATGATTTTTGACCCAACGGTGCAAATTCAAACCAGTGATGGTATTTTTGACTGGACAAAATTAACAACAGTTGAATTGGATGGAATCAATTTTGACCAGAGTTATCCTACTGGAACTGACCGAAGAATGATAATTTCTACATTATCATTCAACTTTCCTGTGTATATCTCGGCACCAGCAAATCTCCGAGATGACTACATCAAAGACATATATGTCCGCGTTGGAGCAGTCAGTCAGGACTCATTGACAAATCAGGAAATGATTGATGAACTCAATGAGCAAGGGATAGATTATGAGAACTGGTTCAGTTTAGATGACATAAATTTACCATAAACTTAGTGACATCACATAAATAATGACAGACCCAAAGATAAAGATTAAAATGGTTAAGGAGATAAAAGAATGGCTACATTAGTAAGTCCAGGTGTAAGTGTAACGGTAACAGATGAAAGTTTCTTCATCCCAGCGGCCGCATCCACTGTCCCTCTAATTTTTGTTGCAACAGCTGATGAAAAAGTTCAAATTGATGGAACTACACCTGCTGCTGGCACATATGAACACGATGTTGTTCGCACAGTAACGTCTCTGAAACAGAGTCTTGAATTATATGGTGTTCCAAGCTTCCTTGAAGATTCTAGTGGAAATGCTCAACACGGTGATGCAAGAAATGAATACGGCCTATTTGGATTAAACCAATTCCTTGGTTTAGGTAATAGAGCTTATGTAGTCCGTGCAAATGTCAATCTTGATGATGACACTGTAACATTACGTACCCGATGGGATTCCAAAATTGTTACTGCAGGAACAACTATTGCAATTCTTGCACAAGCATTACTTGACGAATACAATAATACAAATGGTTTTGTTACAACCGATCCTGGTTTCAGAACAACAGTAACAGCAGCAGAGATAGTTTCTCTTGCTAATGATGCAACAACAGATATTTGGGACTTAGCAACTTTCTCAGGTCTTGAAACAGACTTCTTTGATGATAATGGTATTCCTGCTGCAAGCACAAGTGGTATCCAAGTCGTTGATATGGGTAACAGCATTACTGATGTTGGTGCTGATCCTGGCCTTGTTGGTGGTACTACTTATACAGCTACGGTTACAGTTGATGGTACGGTAAATAATATTTCCTTCTCTGGATCAGATGCAACAACTTGGACAGCTTTATTGGCAGCAATAAACACTGACCTTACAGGTGCAGTTGCATCTTTAACTCCAGGTGGCTCTCCACAAGCTGATAATATTGTAATTACAAGTACATTAGAAGGTGCTGCTTCAACAATCAGTATTACAGACGGATCAGGAGCTACAGCATTATTCGCAAACTTAAATGGTTTTGTTTCATTTTCACTTCCAGTTAACGGTGTTACAATTGATGTTGCTCTTCCAGTTTATGGAAATGGTTATTCACAAGCAGCTACTGGTACATATCTTGGTTTTGAAGGTGATGTAGCAGCTTGGGTTGCTGGTGGTAGTGGAAGTCCAACCCCTACAGAATGGTCTCCTGCAGAAGCTACAACATCTCTTACTAATGCAGCAGACAACTTTAAGTTTACTGCTGAGTTTAGAAATCTTACAAGCCTTGGTGCTAATGATACTGCACGTCGTGCAGCAATAGTTACAGCACTTCAAGGAACAATGAATGCTAATACAGAAGTACGTTCTGAAAACTTTGAATTTAATTTAATTCTTTGCCCTGGATATCATGAAGTAGTTGATGAAATGTTAGCACTTTCTGCTGATATTAGTGGTGAAGCATTTGTTATCGCAGATACGCCAATGGATATGACAGCATCTGAAGTAGTTGCATGGGCTGGAACACCAGCTCGTCAATCATCTACAAATGTTGCTTATTACTATCCTCATGGACTTGCATCAAATATTGATGGAAAGAATGTATTCATTGCAGCAAGTGGAACAGCACTTCGCACATATGCATTTAGTGATGAAGTAAGTCAATTATGGTTTGCACCAGCAGGAACACGTCGTGGTCTTGTTACTGGTCTTACTGATGTTGGTTATGTTTCAGGTGAACTTGGAACTGCAACAACATTTAATGCATTGCATGTTAATCAAGGTCAACGTGATGATTTATACAAATACTTCACAAACGTTAATCCGATTGCATTCTTCCCTGGTCGTGGTATTCTTATCTGGGGACAGAAGACATCAGCATCTGACGCAAGTGCTCTTGACCGTGTAAATGTTTCACGTCTTGTAATGTACATTAAGCGTCAATTGCGTAAAAATACACTTGCATTCGTATTCGAACCAAATGACCAATTAACCCGTGACAATCTTAAAGCTGTCGTTGATGGATTCTTGGGAGACATAGTGGTTAAACGTGGTTTATATGATTTCGCAACAGTTTGTGATGAATCAAATAACACACCTGACCGTATAGACAGAAACGAAATGTATATTGATGTGGCTATTAAGCCAGTCAAAGCAGCTGAATTTATCTACGTACCAATACGCGTTGTTGCATCAGGCGCTGAGATTTAATGGTTAAGTAGAATTTAGTATAAATAGGTTAAATAGCAGAAAAGGGAAGGAAAAACATGGCAACTATTAATGACATCGGAATCCCAGGCGTTGGCTCAGGAATCTTGCAGCCAAAGCTCAAGAACAAATGGCGTGTAACATTCGCTAACTTGGGAGGTGGTGCAGATTCACAACCAGTATCAATGCAGGCAATTACAATTACACGTCCATCGTTGAATTTTGAAGAAGTTCAACTTGACCGTTATAATTCAAGAGCTTGGATTGCTGGCAAACACAACTTTGAGCCTGTCACATTAACTCTTGAAGATGATGTTACAGGTACTGCTTCTGCAGTAGTTCAAGCACAACTTCAGAAGCAACAATATTTGATTGGCGCTGAAGGACAGTGGTTAGCATCTGCAGGTGAGGGTGGACTTTACAAGTTCGTTACATATCTTGACCTTCTTGATGGTAATGAGCAAGTCGTTGAAAAATGGACAATGGAAGGTTGCTGGATTCAGAATGTTGATTATACAGATTTGGATTTCGCAGCAAGTGAAGCGGTTCAGATTATTGCAACAATTCGTTATGACCATGCTCGCCAAGATATTGGTGGATATGCTCAAGGTGAAGGTGTTGCTACAGGTGGCGCAGGCGCGTGACATAGTAATTAAGGAAGATAATACAAGGATGTATAGCACAGGGATGTGGTATTTGGAAGGGTTCAAGGATGAACCCTTTCTTTTTGCCTGTACGATTGTCATAAATACTTTTAAACCATAATTTAGGGAGTAACCTGTGGCGGTAGATCCAAGAAAATTCTTAGTCAAAAATTGTTCAGCAGATATCAATTCACACATACAAAACACATCATCAAAGAAGTCATTTTTTGAAGGTGCAAGTTTTCTTGGTGGGATTGAAGGAACTGGATCAGTTGGTGATGGTCTTCGTGCATTAGTTAGTACATCCAACATTATTGGATTGGGTGGAAATGGTCCACTACCACTAGGAAGTTCTGATGATCTTGGTGCCGATTTTGTTTTGGGAGAGACGGGAATTAATCCATCTGCCGCTCGTACAAACGCCTCTTTAAATCCAGGTGTAGTTAATAGAGGAATTAGTTCTGCTAAACAAGTTTGGGAAAAAGTTAAAGGTGGTAATTATAATGATATTTCTGACCTTCCTGATGCTGTAGCAGATTTATCAAATTTAAAAACATTTACAGATAAATTATTTACATCCCCAGATGCAAATAAAGCCCCAGATTTTAAAGTATGTCACGCATCTCCATATGCAATGGATTTGATTGCTCGGGCACCAAAAAGTAAATTCTTATTCGTTGTCCAATTTACATTTAGTGAACCATATGTAGCAATGTCAGATCGATTCAAACATTTTGCGTTTGTAATCAAACAGTCAGATCGTCCAACAATTCAATTTGAATATGATGATATTAATTTATACAACTTCAAGACAAAGGTTATCAAAAAGTCAACTTATAATCCTATCGGTATGCGATTCTATGACGATCTGACGAATGAAGCTATGCATTTTTATAATTCTTATCTTAGAGCAATGAGTCCTATTTCAAATATGACAAGAGAACAGATTGAACAATTTGATGGTGGTGGTATGAATTTTGATCAATTAAACCAACACGCTGCACTTGGAACTCCAACACACAATTATTCAGCATCTGCAGGTCCTCTTCTTGAAAATCAAAAAACAGTGTTACGAGAAATTACATTGTTTCATGTTTTTGATGGTGGTCGGTTGATGAACAGTTACCACTTCTTCAATCCTAAAATTTTAGAATTACAAATGGATGAATTGAGTATGGCTGAATCTGGGGAAGGTAATGAAATTGGGTTGCAATTTAGTTACGATGGATTATACATTGAACCAAATGAACCTACCAATCCAAGTATCGGACAAGTTAATCTTAGTGAACTTACAAAAGGTGGTAATTGGCCCCTTCGTTACGCTAGTGATGATTCTAATGATCCAAATACTACCACAGGATATAGTGATGACTTTTATGAAAGTTCCCCACAATTATAATTATGAGCTTAGCTAAAACAATCAATAAAAAATCAAGATTCAAGCAAGGATACTATACACCAAAAAACCCTGAAAAGTATACTGGTGATGTTACAAAGATTCGTTATATGTCTTCTTGGGAATTAAACTTTAATCATTTCCTTGATAACAATCCAAACATTCTTCGTTGGTCATCTGAAGAGATTGCTATTCCATATGTAAAGCCAACAACTGGACGAGTGCATCGTTACTTTCCTGACTACTGGATTGAATATAAAGATGCGGAGGGTAACCTTAAACAAGAAATAATTGAGGTCAAACCATTACAACAAACTCGCAGAACTCGTAGTAAAAACCCTAAAACAAAATTGTATGAAGATATCGCTTATGCAATAAATATTGCAAAATGGCAAAGCGCCAAGCTTTTCTGTGATAAATACGGTATAACGTTCCGTATTATGACAGAAAGAGAGATTTTCAAATGAGTGAAAAAATTACAAAAGAGAAAACTATATCCCATCCAATGGAAGAAGTATTTGGTATTGAAGCTAATAGCACAATTGTTGAATATACAGAGTCTCTTCCAACTGAATTATCTGACCATCAAGAGTATGATGAAAAGGACGATGAGATAGAAGGACAGTATCAGACAGTATATGACAAAGCTATGGATGCTTTTGACGCACAATCTGATATAGTTGATACAGTTGAAGGAAAGTATGCTGCACGTAATGCAGAAGTAGCAGTCCAATTTTTAAACGCTGCGCTCAATGCTGCCAAAGAAAAGGGTGGATTAAAACAACACAAAGATAAATTGGAAGCTACAAAGCAGAATGGTGGTGGACCAAAAACAGTTAATAATAACATTATCATTGATAGGAATGAATTACTCAAAAATATTTTAAATGGTAGCGAAATGAAGGATATTACAAATGAAACTGAATGAACTTAAAATGATACTTGAAACTCCAGCATCAGATGCACACGAAGATGGCATTGCCAAAATGTTGAAGAAAAAGGGTTTTAAAATTTGGGCTGAGCCAAAAGGTGCAGATGCTGGCTGGCCAGATATTGGTGCTTCTATTACACTACCAAGCGGCAAGCAAGTCTTCCTTCACATTGAAGCAAAGATGAGCAAAAGAGACCCAATGGGATCGCTTCGTAAGTGGGAATACAAACGTGGAAAATTTGATGCAATTGGCGATGTTACAGATAATCAACTTTTAATTTTAGATGTACTCAATGGAAGTAAAGATGTAAAGAAACGAGCGACGAAAATGCTTTCTTTACTCAAGCAACATTTTAGTAAAGATGTCAAAGAAATAAAATCTGGTTCACTTTCTGTAATTAAAGAAAAAGACAAACGATATAAACAAACACTTAAATTTGTTAAATTAGCGAAAAAAGAATTCGGTGGTACAGGTAATAATTTCCAATTATCAAGTCCGGCAATTAAAGATAAACGAATAGGTACTATGATTGTTGACCACTACAAAAATAAATTTAAGAAGAAGGCGGGTGGAGATAATTTAATGTTGTTTATCTTAGGAAGTGAAGCGTATATCATTCCTCATGGTAAAAAATTATCAAAAGCAGTTGAGAAAGAATTATATGAAGTGTTAGGAGTAGAAACTATTCCTGAAATTCCTGCTGCATTTGCTGGCTCATTGGAAGTACGTGTTCAAGTTCGTCATCTTTCTAAGAAGGGAGCTAAACCAACATCTATGGATGTAATGGCTGTGCTTCGTGGCGAAGGGTTGAATAAAGTTAAAGGTGCTACCATAAAATAAAGGTAACCCTTTAATTTTCCACCGTAAATATAATTATGGCTGGAAGAAGAAATGATAAGATAAAGAAAGCAGGGCAGGAGACTGAGTATACTCCTGAGCAAGTTCTTGAACTTAAACGATGTGCAACTGACCCTATATATTTCACAAGAAAGTATGTAAAAATTCAGCATCCAACTCGTGGTGCTATTTCATTTACGTTATATGATTATCAGGTTGAAATGATGCAAGCATTTCAAGATAACCGTTATAACATTATACTATCTGCTCGCCAAACTGGTAAATCAATTACCTCAGCAATCTATCTTTTATGGTTTGCAATATTTCACTTTGATAAAAACATTCTTATAGCATCTAATAAAAATAAAGGTGCTATGGAAATGATTCGTCGTATCCGTTATGCATATGAAAACTTACCTATGTGGTTAAAACCTGGTGTTACAGATGATGGTTGGAACAAACATAGCGTGTCGTTTGATAATGATTCCAAAATTGATTCAACTGCAACATCAGAAGATTCTGGTCGTGGTGAATCTCTTTCATTATTATACTTGGATGAATTTGCATTCGTTAAACCAAACATTCAGAATGAGTTCTGGACTTCTATCTTACCTACGTTATCAACTGGTGGTAGCTGTATTATGTCCTCTACACCAAATGGTGATGCTGATTTATTTGCAACACTTTGGCGTGCTGCTAAAGTTGGTAAAGGAATGGAATTTGAAGATGAAGATGGTAATGTAGAAAACTTAACATTTACACCTATGCATATTCGGTGGGATGCATTACCTCGTCCCAACCAAGAGCGATTTAAAAAACAACAAATTGCTCTTATTGGTGAACAAAAGTGGAGTCAGGAATACGAATGTGAGTTCTTATCCTCTGATGCGTTATTGATTAACTCTTTGATTCTAAGTCAACTTACCCCTATCATTGGAAAAATTAAACCAGAGTTTGAAATTCGTGAGGTAAAATTTTATAAAGAAATTGTTCACGAAGGAACGTATTTGGTTGGAGTTGACCCTGCTACTGGAACTGGAGAAGATTTTAGTGTCATTGAAGTATTTGAATTCCCAAGTATGGAACAAGTTGCAGAGTATCGTTCAAACTCTATGTCATCACCACAAATGTATCAAGTACTTAAAAATGTATTACGATACCTTGAAAAGAAAAACTGCACAATTTATTTCTCTGTAGAAAATAACGGTGTTGGTGAAGGAATTATTTCTTTATATGAAGCAGATGATTCTCCTCCAATAATGTCTGAATTTATTTCTGAAGAAGGTGCTAAGCGTAGAGGAATGACAACTACTCAAAAATCTAAAATGCGTGCTTGTCTTAACTTAAAAGAAATGTTAGAAAAAGGAAACCTTGGAATCAAGTCTGGAATTCTTCTTCAAGAACTTAAAACATTTACCCGTAAGGCTGGTTCGTATTCTGCTCAACGTGGCAGTACAGATGATTGTATATCAGCAGTTCTTGTTGTTATTAGATTGTTAGAAGAAATTGCAACGTATGAACAAGCAGCTCATGATAAGCTATATTCCATAGAAGATGATGATTGGTTCAAAGATAATGGAAATGATAATTATGATGAAGATGATGAACCAGTCCCAATGTCGTTCTAACTCCTTGATTTAACACCCCTAAATCTCCTGTTGAAAACCCTCCCAATATAGGGTATAATAAAGCGTAGAAAGGAGATAATTATGCAATTAATACTTATTCCAAACACTAATCTAAAACTGGTGGATGTTCACTGGTTTAGTGGGAAAGATACTATTGGTGTGGTATTGTGTGAAGATATGACAATGCATTATGTTAAAGCCTATATTGGTGTTGGTCAAGGCATTAATGAACAAACTGATGCTGAACATATTGCACAGTGGGGTAGTAAGATTCCACAAACAATGGCCGAATCATTATTTGGCCCATTACCAGAATGGAGAGACTGATGGCAAAATATCGTTGGAAAGTCAACATAATTGAAAGTGAAAGAGGTTGGGGACAAAAAGTAGATGAAATAAAGTTCTTTGATGATGAAGAATCTGCAAATACGTTTGTAACAGATTTCAATAAAGATAATAACTTATCTTACACTCCAGATTGGTATATGGTAGCTGAAACTCCAATAAAAGTTATGGTGGATAATTAAATGGCAGGATTAGACAGAGCAATTGCAATCGCAGCAGTTGAGTTTGAAGGTAAATTTGATAAAGGTGGAAAACCTTATATATTACATTGTTTATATGTAATGAACAAGGTGCGTCATGTTAGTGTCATTGCAATGATTGCAGCAGTGCTTCATGACTTAATTGAAGACACTAAATGGACATTCGATGATTTAAGAGTAGAAAGATTTTCAGAAGAAGTTATTACAATCATTGATTGTTTGACTCACCGTAATGGTGAAGCATATGAAGATTATATTAAGCGAATCTCTGTGAACAGAATCGCTACGCTGATTAAGTTACGAGACTTGGAACACAACTGTAAAGTTACCAGAATGAAAGGACTGCGTAAGAAAGATTTTGACCGCTTAGAAAAATATCTTCGCGCTGTTGAGTATTTAAGAGGATTATATGAATGTTAGATTTACGAACAGAATTTACAACTTGGTACTTCAATGAGTTTCACCTAACTGATTTATATCAGTCTATGGTCGAAACCGTTGAGGGTTCACCTTGGCACAGAGAAGCGAATGTTGGTATTCATACGGATATGGTTGTGGCTCAATATCTTGGCCGTAATCACAATATGTGGGATACTCCAACTTTGCTTGGAGCGTTAGCTTGTGCTTTTCATGATGTTGGCAAACCTGCCGCTTGTAAAAAGAATGGTATCAAATTCAAACCAGAAAGAGGTAACTACCTTTCTTTTGGCGGACACGAAATTCTCTCCGCTCGTATGTGGGAAGACTTTGCTGTTCGTGAATGGGTACGGTTGATGGAATTTGGACTTGTTGTAGAGGATATCTACCACGTTGGTTGGATGATTGAACATCATTTGCCTTGGGGAGTTAAAAGAATTGAGAAGCGTAAAGCAATCGCTCAGACTCTTCACGATACGGGGTTGAAACTTGCATTCGTTGATTTGCTTCTTGCTGATACTTGGGGACGAATTTCTGATGATGGTTCTGAAAAGAAAGCAAAAGTCAACCAATGGATTGTAGAATTCTTTTCGTTAATGGATGAATGTGAGTCGTCTCCTGAACGAGCTGCTGATGACCAACCAATCTTGTATGTACCGATTGGAGCAGCAGGAACAGGGAAATCTACATTCCGGAACTCTTTGCCAAACCTTCCAGTTTTCTCTTTGGATGATTTGCGATTGGAATGGTACATTGACGCAGAAGAAGATGGAGAATATTCTCTCAGAGAAGCATACAGCAAAGCGTTTGAACGTGCTTGTGGTGATAATACATTCAACTCAAAAGCAAACGCTCGTTATATGGAGATGATTAAAACTGGCAATGACTTGTATGTTGATAACACAAACACATCTGCAAAGCGCCGTAGATTCTATATTACAGAGGCTCGCAAACGTGGTTATTACATTCAAGCAATTGTATTCCCAATTGAATTGCAAGAATTAATTGACCGTCAAACTTCTCGTCCTGACAAGACTGTCCCTGTTTACGCCATAGAACGTATGTATATGGGATTACAGTTGCCATCATATGGTGATTTTGACGGAATTCTTGTCACTCCTTCTAACCTCTAATTAACTGCCCTTCGGGGCAGTTACCTTATAAATACTCCACAACTTGGAGAAATATTGTGGATAAAGAAAGATTAATGGAATTAGCTGGCGTTCAAATAGATGAGGCATCGATAGGGGATTATGAAGAAGCCATGTCTAGATTTTTGGATGCAGTAGGAAAAGTATTGAAAGTTGGCCCTGCTACGAATGAAATGTCAGCACTTGATGCATTTGAAGATATGTCAGAAGCTCTTAGTAAAAGAAAACCCGAAGGAAATTAACCACTCGTATGGATACAAAAAACTTCAAATTTATACGTGGTGCAAGATTACTTCAATGGGCTGAAGAAGATGAAACTTTGGAAGAAGTTACACTTGCCGACCTTGAGCGAGATACAGTTTCTGGATTTCCTAATACTACAAAACGTCAACACGCTACAGACCCAGTTCAAATTACTCAAATGAAATTAGTTCCTGCTCGTCCAACTGGTGATTTAATTTGTGATGCTGTGGCAAAGAGTGGTCCTAAAACATACGACCCAAAGATTTTATTTCTTGATACAACTTTTGAAGATGAAGATACAAGAACAAATGTAACATTTACTGCTGCTGATGGAGATGACTATAATATTCAACCAATATCATTATCAAGAAGCAACTGTAAAGTTACTTGTAATTGTTTAGATTTTAGATGGAGATTTTCTGTTTGGAATGATGATAGAGGTGCTTTGTATGGAAAGCCACCTCCACCTTATCAACGTAAGACTGAAACACGTCCACCAGCAAATCCTAATAGAACTCCAGGCATATGCAAACATTTGATTAAGACTATTCAATCTTTAAGACAAGCTGGATTGGTTACTTCTTAATGTTTTGTGGTATTAACAATATCACGAACACGTTTTGCTTGTTCTGATAATTCTGGACCTTCTTCTAACTTCTCAATAGCACCAGCTAAATTAGACTTACGAGGTTTAACTTCATCAGTTGATTCGTGATAGTCTCGTCCAGTTCTCTTTGCAGCAGTTTTTTCTTTCCAAGCTTCATGTTCTTCAGCAGCCTTTCCGTCTTCATACCCTTTGTAATATTCATTGGCATAATCACCAAACGATTTTTCTGCTTTCTTTTTAGGTCTTGAATTCTTTCCATCATCTAACCCCATACTATATGCTTTTTTGGCACCAGACTCCTCAATCACTTCATTTGGCTTTTCTACTTTTAATGGGGTGTTCTTAAATTGCTCAATAGCCTCTTTAATGGCCTTTTCTTTTGCTGGGTCAGTTTTCCTTTCAGGCTTTTCTGCTTTCTTTTCTTTCTTCTCTTTATGTTTGTTGATAATCTTTTCAGCAAGATTTTTGAATTCATCATCTGTTATAGATTCTTCATCTTCTTGAACTTCAACATTTTTAACAACAGGAGCAACGATTGGAGCAGCAGGACGAGTCTTATGGACATCAGTAGCTTTCACTTCTGGTTCAGCAGTTACAATTAATGTGCCACTATATGGCTCAAAGTAATAACCATCAACAACAATTTCAATATGGAAGGGATATGATACACGCTCAATGTGAGGAAGTGGAGGAATATTAACAACCCATTTATCACCTTCTCCCTTATGACAAAGAAAGCTAAAATGAACAGGATTTGTCTCAATAACAAATTTTACAGATGTATCTTTATCAACTACACCCTGAATTGATATATCAAATTCAAGTGGATTCTCTCGTGTATTGACTATTGAAACAACATTTTCCATATATTTCCCCTTTTACGTATTATATATTTATTACTCTTCGTCTTTGTGGCGAAGGTTTTTAACATACGCAACAATCCGCGATGGAACGCGTCTAATGTTCTTAACTGTTACAGAAATGCGGCTTTTTATTGTATTAATCATATTCAATACTGTGATGATAATATCACTGCGCTTCGGTTGAACTTTGTAATTCTTCTCAATAGTCTTGCCCATAAAAGTTATCCGTATTGTTACAGGAACTCTTCTATCTCGTGGATATAAGTACGGAACTTGCCATTTGTTATCAACAGGTCTATAAAAATCTTTGATTCGTCCAGGAAGGAATGGGATTGAACCACCACCTTGACCACCCGTAGGAGGAGGCGTAACGATGACTTCAACCTCGAAAAATCCAAGATTGAATATATTTCCAACTATCATATTGGAGTGGTCTCCACCGAGACCAAATGTAATTATTCCAGGTGCTACGTCAGTCATAGCAATATTTATGTGAAATTATTATTGAGGAAGACGTTCAAATATCTTCGTAACAGAAGCAACACCAAGATCATCTTTAAGATCATATACCTTAAATGGAGTAGTTCCATTAGATTCGTATATAGTTAAAGTGTGGTTATTTTTGTTAATGAAAGTCCTATTTGCATGATATTTTATAATATCATCTACAACAGTAAGAATATTGGTTATGTCAAGTTGAATCGCATCAACCTTACCATCAACGCTTGTAACAGTTGTGTCGATATTATTGACAAGTAAATCAATAGCATCAACCTTTCCATCTATTGTTGTAACATCAGTTTGAATATTATCAACAGAAGTTTGTGATGCACGTGATGAAATAGAAATATCTATAAGAGATAATTCTGGTGTTAATTCTGTACGAACTGCTTCAGCAGTATTTGCGGAAGAAGGAAGACTTGAAGAATCGATACCAGTAACCAAACTTGATGCAAGAGCGGGGAATACAGGAACAATTAAACCATCATTGACATAACTATTTTTATCAATCCAAGCCGATTCATAATTATCACTGAATAATGTACCAGTGATTCTCGCTGTTGTTAAATCAACAGCAACCCGCCACCCATTAATAGTGAAGTAAATATCACCAGCTGTTTGTATGTCAATCGTGGGATCTCCACCGATTGTTCTTAGTGCTGCTAAGTACTTACCATTATTTTCTAAGTCTACCCACTCTTTCCAATCAGAGTATACATCTATTTTAATATCAAGAGTAGTTACTTCATCATTGATAATGATAATACGATTCTCACCATCAAATGTAACTTTGTGGCTAAGTTCCCAATACTCCCAATTTCCAAAGAATAAAGTAAGCATCTGTCAAATTACCAAATCTCTTCCATGTTAAGAGAACCAAATGCTTTTGTAGTATCTCCAGCTTGTAGTGTCACACCAGCTGTTCCCGTTTCAGCTACAAATGAAGCAGCAGTTCCATCAAATTTTGTGACGGTTAAGGTATCAGAAGTGACATTTACAATCATATAGTATCCATCATTTTGATTATTAAGACTGTTACGAACATACAAACCTTGACCAGCAACAAATCCTTCCGTATCAAAATCAAAACCAACAGTTTTAGTAATCGTTGCAATAGCTGGGCTACCAGATGTACCAAAATTACAAGTTAATGTACCTGCATCTGCTCCACCAAGAATAGGATTCATATTCCAAGCCGTAAATGTATACGTAAATGTATCTTGAGTAATTCCATCTGCATTTAATAAGATACGTTCTTTACGATAACCAAACACTTTTTCAAGAGATACATTCTCAGTACTATTTGGAGGAATAACCCACATACCAGTTTGAACGCCTCGGTTATCCATATCAATTTCAACACCTCGGTCATTATACTCCAAAGAGGATTCAACATGGAAGTCTTGCCAAGAAGGAGTACCCAATAATTGTGCACCACGTCTTGCTTGAATATACAAAGGGCTATTTCCTTCATTACTAAACGCTATATGTGTAGGTATCGCTACTGTTCTATTCGTTAATCCATTAACTGTTAGTTTAGAGCGAACTGAAAATAAAGATCGTCCTGGATGCCAGTTAAAGATACGTTTCTTATATAATCCACCATCTACTTTTTCATTTGCGCGTATGTGATGGAAATGTTCTCTAACATCTGGTTCCCATGAACCTTCTGTCTTAACAACAGAACACCATACTTTCATTTCTGAACCAGAAATTGTTGTATCCAAATTTGACATTTCATAATGAACAGGAAGTGAACCAGTTCGTATGTAAGGTTGAGCATATTTGTTTGCATGATACATTTCGTGAACAACGATACGAACACCATCAATGATAACACCAAAACGAACACGGCCTGCACCCAACCACTGGAAGTCTATCCAGTAGATATTATCTTTTGTTACATCTAAGGTAATTCCAGCGAGACCAGTTCCATCTAATCTATCAAAATTAAAATCAGCTTGTTCAATAATATGGTCACCAACAGTTGAACTTCTCATGTAAACTTGGAATGCTGTGCCTTCTAAACGGAAAAATAATCCATCTTGAGCATCGCCATATCCCCACATGCGACGAAGATTAGTCTTTCCAACATCACCACATATCATAGTGAATTCGATAAGTTGAGAAGTACCTAATTGATATTTGTGATATAAGTGAGTAGTTGCAGCAGCCTTATCTCCAGAAACACTTCCAACTTTAAACAATGTTCCTTGATTGCTTGGAATGTGTTCAACAGAAACGTTACCTGTTACAGGTGAACCACCTTCTATTTCTTCATACCACCAGTTTTTGTCATCTCTTTCGTACGTGTTGATGTATTCACCAAGAACTGTTGCATTGGAAACTTGCATTTTTCCAAAGGCATCGAACTGAGGAGCACCCTCAGCAAACCGCATATATGCTGCACCTTGGTTATCAACATATTGTCCATTGAAAGGATTATTCTGTCCAACGTTTACAGTATACTGTGTATAGAAATCAGTCTGTGAATCAGCAACCGCATATGTTACAGTAGCAACCTGTAAGTTTTCACTAACAGTAAAAGTTTCAGGCGTCGAATCAACATGAGCCAGATAGAGGTCACCTGCTGATGTAGTCCCTTCTACTTGAGCAACTACGCCCGATGCACCAGATGATTGTCCAACTACTACATCACCAACTTTAAAGTCAATAGTTCCTGAAGAATATACAAGTTCAATATTGTGTTGGACGTGTACACGTTTACCTGTACTATCTGGTGGGACTCTAATATTTTCTACAGACATTAATTATTTCTCCAAATCTCTTATTCTTTATTCACTAATTTTTCTGTTACTGCTCGACGAACAACATTGTAATCACGAACAAGTTGATTAATATCAAGACCCTCAGGTGGCTCATTAATTAACTTTGTTATTAATTGTTCAATGTTGTTTATTGCTTGTTGTAAATCGTTATCCATAGAGATATTTATACCTGTTAAAATTTAGCAAATTTATGATTGGTGAGTAAATCCAGGAGGTGATTTAACACCTGTGACTGGGTCGTATCCACCTTTTTCGTCATCCCACATATCTTCTGTAATAACTTTTAATGGGTCTCGAGGAGAAACATCCCAAGTAAATGTAAAGGTTTTCCACGTCATCCCAAATTCAAATTGAGATTCAACAAACTGCTTAAGGTCATCATTGACTACATCTTTGTTTTCCTGAATTCGGAATAATCTATATCTAACATTCCGTCTATTTTCTTTTATTCTTGGTGGAAGTTTTAATTCTTCCGCTAAGTTTAATACTTCATTATTTACAGACATAATTCACCCTTTATATTTTTTATAATTATACAAAACCCCAAAATGAGGCTGGATGGTATTAAATACCATCCAGCTATTTAGTCTATTAAGGATTACTGTAGTTACGTTCAAGAGCCGCAACAAGTGAGAAGTTATTCGTTTTACTTTCAGTAATACTTCCTGTTGTTATAACGAATTGTGCTGTGTCTAACCCAATTGCCACAATTGTTATTGGAGCATCTATACCCGCTGATGCAGCACCACGCTGAACATTATTAGTATAATCATACGTGAAGCTAACAGAAGGTTGACTGTTAACGTTACCAGTAATCTGTGCAGGTGTTTCAGAAGCATCGAGAACTATGATAGCATCCTTCGTACCATAGTCACGAGCAAGGTTATCACCAGCATTATCGTTAGTAAAGAACATCCAGTACTTAGCATTAGTATCAGATTGGAGGTTATCATTGAATACAATTGATCCAGCAGCAACGAATGCATATAGACGGTCAGTACCAGTTGCATCCCTAAAGGTAACATTATTCAAGTCAGCAGATGAAATATCATCAATGTGCATATTGATTGCGATACCAGTTGGAGTTGAGAATGACATTAACAAATCGGTTACGTCACCACGACTTACGCCTGGTCCAAAATCAACATCATCTACTTGACGGAGCTGATGCTGAACAAATTGATAACAATCAATAGCAGTAGCATTGTTACCAAGTAAGCGCCACTTAAATCCATATGTAATACCAGCAATTGTTCTTGAGAATCCACGTCGAATTTCAATCGTTGCTATTGTGTTATCTACTTCTGCAGCAAGACCATCAGTGTCAATAAGTGTTAGAACTGTAGCTGTAGCAGATGCAACTGTATATGAACCATCATTAGATGTTGAACCAGAAACAATTGCAACATCACCAGCCAAAACTGAACCCCATTTAGCACCAGTAGTAGTAATAGTATCTGGGTTTACATCAGCAAAGTCATAACCAGTACCACCATCAACAACAGGAGCAACAATTTGTTCCCATTTATATTGAAGCTTTATAGAAGGTTCAATTATAGAGAAGTCAATATTTGTTTGTGTTGTGAATGCTTTATCTTCTGTGTTAAGAGTTATTACTGTATCTGTAGAACTAATAACTTTATAAACACCACGATGGTCAGATGCAGGCTCTGTGATAATAACCATATCGCCAGTAGTAACACCAGCAGCAGTCAAACCAACAGCAGTTGTTAATGTACCAGTTGCGCCATCAACATTAGCAAGAGCACCATCTATTCTATCAGCAAGAAGTTCACTTGAGTGTACTTCAAACGTAATTACAGTATCACCAACAAATGTTGCATCAGCTGTAGAAACTGTTAATTGTGTATCAGAATCAACACTAATGACGTGCCAGTAGATAAGGTCAGCAGCATCTGCACCAGAAACAAGTCTTAATGCATCACCAACTTTGACTTCAGTTAAGAATGCTGTAGCAGTCGCAGTAAAAATACCAGTACCAGCTGTAGTTACACCAGATGTTAATGTACCAGTTAATGAACGAGCAACCGTTGCATTTGTATATGGTGTGGTAACAATAATGTCACCATCTATATCTAAAATAGCAGCATCAACTGCATGAGAAAGAGGGAATCGGTTAACGATTGTTTTGATTGTTGATACACCAATATCCGCGATTTCTGATTGCGCATATGTACGAGCTTTCTTACGTACGAACAATTTCAAGTAAGTTCTTCGATCATCATCTGGAGAACCTGCTGTATCTAAAATCAAAATTGATTGGTTTACAGGACCAGTCAAAACGAAGTCTTGAGGAGTCTGTGTATCATCAATTTGTTGATAGTAAACTTGAGCATCTATGTCTATACTACCCAACGTGATGATACCAGCATATTCAAATGAAGTTGTACCAGTATTATCTTTATCAGCCCACCCACCAGTTCTGATGTAGTGAATTGTTTCGTCAGTATCAGTTGGTCCATTGTGCCATGTCCAATCAAAGTGAGCAGCACCACCACCAATTTCAAATTGTTCCGATGTGATTGCTTCAAATGGGAATTCGTGTTTGATTAAATCATCACGGTTGAATTGCATTGAATCAGAACGCCATTCTTCCTTACCGAAAGAGTACATTGACTGAATCGTAGCACCATCAGCAGCAGAGCCACCAGTTTCTTGGTGAATTGTATAAGCAATTACTTCAAATGAAGGAGAACCAACAGCACCATATGTTTGGAATGCTGCGAATCCATTAAATGTATCTGCTGTAACGGTCGTCGCCGTACGAGCATTAATTCGGTAGTGTCCAGAATCTGGACCACTGAAGATACAAAGAATATCACCAACAGCAACACCATCGGTAATAAAATCACCATCGAGATCGGTAAAGTCAAGTGTACCTGCTGTTGAACCTGATGCTACATTAAATGTCATTCCTGATTCTGATGAGTTAAAGTCTCGGTCAACTGTAACAGTATTTGCATCAGTAAATGCTGTAATTTCGTAACTACCTATATTAAGCGGATCAGATGCAGCTTGAATAATGATATGAGATCCAACGTGATTCGCTGTAAATGCATATGTTGTGCTTGTAAATTGAGACGAAATCCCAACTGGGCTACCACCTACAACGACTGCACCGTCTACTCCGTTATTGAAGACTAACGCTCCAACGGGATAGAACGACATTTTCTGTGTGTTCGTTCCAAAAATAAGTTGTTGACGATCTAGGTTGTCTGGGTCGACGATAATTGCCATTTTTTAAGTCTCCTAATTAACTATTTGCTTAGTTTTAATATTTATAATGTTATTTATTAAAGATTGCTATAAACCCTATCTGTTTGTTGTTGTACTGGAATAGGTTGGTCCGAATTCGTCAGCGTTAAATCAATTAACCGAACTTCTTTAAAGTCAAGATGAAAAACAACCACATAAACGTCAATATCTGTACTATATGTATATGTGTATGAAAATGACCCTGAAAGTGTTAATCTGAATTGTGCACCAGTTCCCGTTCCACCTGTTACTGAAACTGGATTAGTTGGATTAACAGAATATACCCCAGGATCTGTAATGCTAACACCTGTAATTTGACCGCCAGAAACAGAAGTAACAGTCAGCGTTGCTGCTGTTCCAGTACCACCAATAACTGTCAATACATCACTAACTGTATAACCAGAACCAACATTTGATATCGCTGCCTTCGTTACTCCACCTGTTGTACTTTCTGTACCATCAATAAAATCTCTTGCTGCATTGTTTTGAATAATTCTAACTTCTGAATCGGTTTGAACACCAGTAACTGAGAATGTATAAGAAGCTGGTGGTGTATATGTAGTTCCACTATCTGAAGTCAAATATGCAATTGTCCCTGAACCACGATTGCTCAACCATACACCTTCACCAACTAATGGACTTCCTGATGTATCAGACCGCTCTGTATAATATCCAGAACCACCAGAATATATTGCTTGTCCTTGTTCTTCTTGTCCCCATTCGTGTAGTTTTTCAAATATTGCATCAAATGCAAGAGGTGAGCCTGAATAGTCAGCCATTTTGGCAGCAAGATAATCATATGTAATTTGAAGTGATTTACTGCTGCAATCTACTTCCCAAGTATATTCTTCATAGAATCCTGTACCACCAATTAAATCTGTTTGAGCATTAAAGGAAGATGTACCACCAGTCATTGTTTGATTGTCGGTAAATTCAGTACCGTTCCAGGTTTCAAGAACAAGAGTACCACTAACAGCGTCACCAAGATATTCTACTACAACACCAGTTGCTGAACCTTGTGTTATTGTTTCACCAATAGTTGGAACGCTTCCAGTACCACCATCATAATTTAATACTTTCATTGGACGAGTATCTGTTTCACCAGTACCATGACGTTGTGGAGTAATTCCTAAACCGTTTGAAATTGCCGTTGCTTGGGTTGCTTCTATAATCGCTGAATCAGTTGTTAATGTAACTGCTCCACTAAATGATTCAGTTGATAATTGAGATGCAACAAATGGAGTATACCCATAATTAAAAATACGAAGAGCATGATTACCATATGTGGTTGTTACTGAGTTGGTTGCATGTTTAAGATATATAAACGAATTTTCAGCATACCCATTTACATCAGTTATCTCTGTAATTACTAGATCATCTAGTTGAGTACCTTCATAAACAATAACCACTGCATTTTGTAACTTAGTACCATCAGCTTGTTGTACAATAGCAGCAACACTACGTTTATCGTTTAATTCATTGCCCGTCGACGTCCCTGTCCATGTTAGTTGAGTATAAATTGTTACATCCCACTCTGGATTGATTAAATTCCATGTCTTATTCTGCCGAACATCAACATATCCAACTACACCAGAGAACACTACTCCAGATAAAGTAATAGTTTCTGTAATAGTATCAGCTGCTGAATCTAATACTTGTACATCTACAAGAACTAATGCAGCACAATTAGTAGATGAGTCAACACGTATTATTTCAGTAGTCTTAGCTTCTCCTGATATACTTAAATCAGTAACTGTATCTCCATATAACTCACACTCTTGAGTAGTCTTCAGTAATTTTACTTTATCATAAACTACAACCCCACCACCATTACTTATTTGACTTAGTGTTGCAACTTGTGCCCAGATTAACGTATCTAAGAAAGCTGCATCAGAACCAGAATCAAAGCGCATAGCAGGCTCATCATCTGAATTTGCTGTTATAGTAATTACACCACCAGATATTGCTTTGCTTACCGAATAATATCCTGCACGAAAATACCCGTTGTTCAATATATTAAATGCTTCTGTTACACCCTCATCAGAGACTTCAATTGCTTGACCACCGTGTATGGCCAAACCAGCTGGATCAGTGCCATTGCCTACTGAGAAATCATTACTGAGTGTCCATAGACCTGTTCGTGCCGCAAAACTGATACCACCACTTGATCCACCATCTTCAACATCAGCAATCTCGTAGTATACGTCAACAGTATCAGTAGTCGCTATAGGGTTAGTATCCCAATCCTCATGTACAGTTAGAATACGAGTAGCACCAGTACCAGCAGCATCATTGGTCACAATACGTTCTTGTATTGTACCTCCACGACCTATCATGATACGTCGAGTATCGTATGAGTCTCCTATACCTAATGTACCATCACCGACATTGCCACCATACCCTGAAGCTGCAGACGGAATATTATCTAATACTATTGTATTATTTCCCGTCTGTTGAGTCTGATCTCCTAATACTTGAGTAACTAGAAACGAAGTAATTATTGTACCTGCACCAGCTGAATATGTTATTGCCATCAAAAATTCCTGTATTTTGTTGATTATATTTATGTTATGTAAACTCTACGCACAACATACACCTTACATAAATATACGAGAATCATATTGAAATAGGGGTTACCAAATGAGATTACTGTTCAGACAGGGCATTGTTCGCTATCCATATAGTGGAAGTATTCAGCAATTTTTAGCTGTTGTTGGGTCAGATGTTGGATTAAAGGCTGATAATGGGCCAATTGAAGTCACACTTGCACATCGGAATACGAATTATCTTCACATAGAAAATGCTACGATTGATGATGCTTGGCCGTCATTTGCTGTATCTACTGACCAATGGTTATATTGGGATATTAATTTAACAACAGGTGCACGAACTTTCGGTAGCACATTAATTGAGCCTGTATTTGGACCAACCGAACCTGTATCACCAGTTGCTGATTTGCATTGGTATGATACCACAAATGAAATAATGTTCGTTTATCAATCTGGCGCATTTGTAGAAGTTGTTCGTGTATTTGCTGCAAAATTCGATGGTGTGACAACATTTACTTCTCTTTCAGCAGGATTGCCAAATCTTTCATTCGCAGGATCTCAAGTAGGGATAACAAACTTTTCGAACCTAACAGGACGTATCGTTTTTGACGATTCTGGTGCAGTCATCAAACGCTCATCTGGTGAATTATTCACAACAGAAGACCAATTCTTTGCAACTGGCTCACGTGTAAATTCAGTTCGTCTTGAATCTAATATCAATTTTGCAACTGCTAACGTGTCACTTGGTGCGTATAATATTGTTAAGTATGTTGCAAGTGGAAAGGTATCCCCAGCAGGTAAAGATGATGTTGGTAATACAGTTCTTGGTGTTGTCACAGAAGGAGCTGGAATTGGAGACAGTGTTTCAGTTATACTTCAAGGTATAATAACAAATCCTAGCTGGAATTGGACAGATGCAACAATAGGTAACGAATTGTGGGTTAGTGCTTCTGGCACGTTTACACAAACTGACCCAAATGTATCAGGAACTATCCCAGTTGCAAGAATTCTTTCACGAACAGAAATTATATTTGAACAAGGTCTCGGTGGAATCGGAAAAACTGGCCCAGCAGGTGTTTCAGCAAATGCAACACCATCAACAATATCACAATTAGGTGTTGTCTTTTTATCAGCAGCACCAGACGACCCAGAATCTCCAATAGCTGTTGGAACTAATGATTCTCGCCTTACGGATGCTCGTGCACCAACAGCTCACAATCAAGCCGCATCAACGATTACATTTACTCCATATGGTGACATATCATCGGCTACAGCACAGTTAGCGATTCAAGAATTAGATGATGAAAAATTATCATTAGCAGGTGGAACATTAACTGGATTTTTAACACTTAATGCTGACCCAACAAACGTTCTTCACGCAGCAACAAAACAATACGTTGATGGACTTGTTAGTGGATTAAATTGGCAAGATCCAGTACATTTCATTAACTTAATAGATGATAGTTTAACAACAGCACCAACTTTGACTGCTGCAGATGCTTCTAATGTGTACATCACGGATGGAATAGGTGGAGCATGGTCTGGCTTCCCAATAGGAAGTGTTGTTATCTGGGATGGTTCAAGTTGGTATGCAGATATCCACGAAGGATTACTTTCAAATCATTCCGCTGGTACACGATTCGGTATTGCAATGGAATCTACAACAACACCAGGTGGTACATTTGTAGGTAAGAAAGATTACATTTATGTTCTTGATGATCCTGCAACACCAACTTGGAGTTTTATTGCTCCAACAGGAAGTGCAGCAGTATTTGTTAACAATGACGAATCATTGCATGCGTATCACCAATATGTTTATAGTGATTATTTAACTAAGTGGGTTGAGATTTCTGGTGCAGGAGTTGTCGTAACTGCAAGCGAAGTTGATTTTACTCCAGTAGGAAATATTGCAGCCACTGATGTGCAAGCAGCATTAGCAGAATTGGATACAGAAAAATCTGATACTGCTCATACTCACGTTATTCCTTATGACCTTGCTGCACAAGTTGTTGGATTACCAGATGCAAGTGCAGTAGTATTAAGGTTTGTTTCAGTACGTGCTTTTACTATTGAAACTACAGGACATCAAGCAAAAGCAGACACAGCCTCAACAGGCACTGCAGTTTTTGATGTTCAATTAAATGGTGGTTCAATTGCTTCTATTACATTCACGACATCAGCTACAGGCGTTGTTACATTAACTGGTTCACCTATTGTATCGGTTTCGGTTGTTGCAGGTGACGTAATTACAATCGTCGCTCCAGGTTCACAAGATGCAACATTAGCAGATATTGGGGTTACTATAAACAGTATTATTTAATAATAAAAATGGTCATCTTTAAATAGTTTGACCATAAATAGAATTAGAGAAAACGAAAGTTGTTGACTCTTAAAGATGGTTATGGTATGCTCCATCTCGTCAAAAGCATTCAGTCAGGGAAAGGGTTTCTGACTTAAAAGGTAAGCAATTATTTGTACCCTTGACAAAAAAGAAGTGAAAAAGACTCTCAAAGAAGAGAATAATAATAAGAAGAGAAAAAGGAGATACACAATGACTCTATCTATAGACCAACTCAAAGCAGCATTTAAAACCCCAGAACGCACCGAAGGTGCAAACCTACCAAATAACTACTTCCCATTTTGGAATATGAAAAATGGCGAATCAGCAGTTATTCGTTTCTTACCAGATTCAAATACCGAGAATGCTCTTGGCTTCCTCGTTGAAAAAGTAATGCACAATTTAGAAATTAATGGTGAACGTAAATCTGTTCCTTGTCTTTCTATGTATGGCGAAGACTGTCCTGTTTGTGCTGTATCACAAGCTTATTATAAAGCTGATGATAAAGAAAACGGAAAGAAATACTGGAAGAAAAAGCAACACATTGCACAAGCATTAGTTGTTGAAGACCCATTACCAGCTGATGAAACAACTCAAGAAACACACGAAGGCAAAGTTCGTTATGTTGCTCTCGGTTACCAACTTTTTAATGTTATTAAAGAAGCATTTGAAAGTGGTGAATTGGATGATGTTCCATTTGCATATGAAGGTGGTTGTAATTTCATCATTAAGAAATCTCAACAAGGTGAATATTCAACTTACGCAGTAGGCTCAAAATTTGCTCGTAAATCATCTGACCTTGATGAAGATATAATAGCTAATATTGACCTTATTGAACTTGAAACTCTTTTACCAAAGAATCCAGGTCGCGATAAGATTGAAGCTATGCTTGAAGCAGCACTTACTGGTGCTGACTACGCAGAAGATAATTCTTCTACTCCAAAACCAGCCGCTGAATCTAAACCTGCCGCTGAATCTAAACCTGCAGCAGCTAAAACTACTACTCCTGAAGATGATGGTGAACTTGAAGCCGAAGCTGACGATATACTCGCACAGATTCGTAACCGCAAGAAAGCTAAATCTGAGTAATATAATATAGTAAGTGGGAGGCAATGTCTCCCACCCTATCATTTTAATAGGAGTATAATATGTCAAAACTTAATTTCTTAAAAGATTTTGAAAAGACTATTGATAAATTAGCAGGTGTTGGTGGTTCATCTCAACCACCACGATACTGGTATTCATTCGGTAACTATGTATTAAACCGAATCATGTCTGGTAGTTTTATGAAAGGTGTCCCACAAGGACGCATCACAGGATTAGCCGGACCGTCCGGTGCAGGTAAAAGTTTCGTAATTGGTAACCTTGTAAGAAGTGCTCAACAAGCAGGTGCTTACATTCTTGTTATTGATTCTGAAAATGCTTTAGATGATGGATTTATGACAGCGATTGGTGTTGATGTTGAAAACAACTACAACTACAAAGCTGTGACTACGATTCCTCAAGTAACTAAAGTTGTATCAACATTCCTCACTGGATACAAAAAAGAATATGGCAATGATCCAGACGCACCTCAAATATTCATCGCAATTGATTCTCTTGATATGTTAATGACTGAGACTGAATTGGACCATTATGGTAAAGGTGTAACTAAAGGTGATCAAGGACAACGAAACAAACAACTTAAAGCAATGCTTCGTACATTCGTTCAAGACATTAAAGACTTGAATGTTTCTATGGCAGTGACTTGTCAAGTTTATCGTAATCAAGATTTGAAAAATGGTGAAGGTACTTGGATCGTTAGTGATGCTGTTCGTTATTCTCTTTCACAGATTGTCTTATTGACGAAATTAAAACTGAAAGAAAAGGACGCTCTTGCTGGAGTATTCTTAGGAATTAAGATGAAGTGTATGGGATATAAAACTCGCTTCACTAAACCTTTCCAGAATGTTACCATTGAAGTACCTTATGAATCAGGAATGGATCCTAACTCAGGATTGATTGACGTAGCTGTAGATATGGGACTTTTGGTAAAGAAAGGTTCTCGTCTTTCTGTTACAGGACAAGAAAAATCTTGGTACGCTAAAGAGTTTAATAATTATTCTGGTGATATTTTAATGGAAGCAGAAAAACAAACTCACGCAATTCTGAACGTATCTGATGTAGTTGATGAAGATATGGATGAAGAAGAGACTGCAAAAACTCGCCGCAAAAAGAAAGCTGATAAACTATAATATCTGTTGACTTTATAGCTGGTTTAGGGTATAATATACTCTGAACTGGCTATATTTTTATGGGGAATTGTAATGCAAACACATCAGATTAAATCGCTTAGAAGCGCACAAGAATTAATGAAAGACAATATGCTGGTTAAACACTATGCAGGTTCAATTTCGTATGGAACAAATTTACCAACTTCAGATATTGATTTTCGTGGTATCTTTTGTGCCGACCCAATCAATGTACGTACACCGTTTTTCACTGTCCGTGAATGTGAAGACGTTACAGAAGAGGATACCAAGTTATTTGAGTTATCTCATTTTATGAAGTTGACACTTGATTGTAATCCTAACATTGTAGAAACATTGTGGGTGGATGATATTGATATTACTTTCAGAACGCCTGCGTATGATTTACTTCGTGAAAATCGTCACGCATTGCTTTCTTCAAAAATCGCATTCACGACAAGTGGTTATGCGTTAGCTCAATTGAAACGAATTAAAGGCCACAACAAATGGATTAATAATCCTCAATCTATTGAACCACCTCGTCAAATTGATTTTGTATCTTTGGTACAAAACTTTACTGGTAACAAAATGTTCCGGATTGATTTGGAAGATTTTCGTAACGATTGGAGATTGATTCCATATGGTCACAATATTTTTGGTGTACTTGAATCAAAAGGATATCAAACTTATTCTGATGACTTTACACTGAACACCAATGACGAAACTGTTATTGGTCTTACTGGTAGTGAACGCATTCCTTCATTTGTTGTTAAATATAACAAAGAAGAATACAATCTTGCAAAAGATAAGCACAAGCAGTATTGGGATTGGAAAAAGAACCGTAACGAAGCTCGTGGTAAACTTGAAGAACAATTCGGGTACGATACTAAGCATGCAATGCATCTTGTGCGTTTACTTCGTATGGGTGTAGAAGCGCTTCGTGATGGAGAGCTTATCGTTAAACGACCTGATGCTCAGGAACTATTGAGCATTCGTGATGGTGCATGGACATATGATGAAGTTGTAGCATACGCAGAAGAAATGGATAGGGAAGTACGTGAAGTTTGGTATAAGAAAACTGACCTTCGTAAGAAACCTGACCTTAAATTTGCCGCTGCTTTGCTTATGGATGCTCAGGACCTTGTGTGGGGTAGTTGATGCTAGATATTAAAGAACTGTTTGAAGAACGGAGTCGTCTTTATTATGAAAATACTGATTTAATCCTACAATCAATGCCTCATGTATTAGAAGGTGTCCTCCTTGCTCTTGAGGAGGATGCTGGTTCTAATGTTGTTTGGGAAGATGCTCAATTGGCACCAGAAGATGATGTAATCGTCCTCATTGGTTTCATTCAACTCATACCAGGTGAAAATATAGTACTTGATACAGGTAAAACAATTTCTATAACAGAAGATAACGCAGAAACATTTCGTCGGATTCTCCGTGTTGGCATTCCTCTTGATTTAGTTGAAAATGGTTCAGTAGAAGAAATAACTGAATACTTTATCCAGCGAAAAGAAAAGAATTATGAAAACATTGAAGAAATTGTTGATGCAATTGACAATCTTGAAACACAAGCCGCCACATCAATAACAGGGTTTGATACCGAAGGATTATCTGAAGATAAAATACGACAAATTATGCAACATTTGGATAAGGATAAAATACATTGAGCTTAATTGCTGACCTTGTTGAAAATAAAAAATCTCTACCAGATATTCTGACAGAGTATGAATCAGCGCTTGATGGATTTGAAAAGAACCTTGAAATTAAAGGGAAGAAATTAGAACACGCAAACCGCGAACATCCTGGTTGGCAGAGTTATTATGACCAACGAAGAATTGAATTATATTCTCTCGTTAAGTATTATGATGGACAAATTAGTAGGGTTAGAGGTAAACTGTTTAAATCATATACTGAAACTTACTCTCGTGAATTATCTGATAGAGCAAAAGACAAATACATTGATAATGAAAAAGCATACTTGGATATGCTTGAAGTTTTTCTTGAAGTTAAAGAGTTGTATGATAGGTATGATGCTGTAATAGAAGCATTCAAGTCTCGTGGATACGCCCTCAATAACATTACAAAAATAAGAGTGAGCGCATTGGAAGATGTCACAATTTAGGACTGTTAAAATAAAACTGCTTGATGAAGTCAATGCAGTTATTGTTGGATTAACACCAGACCACGTATTATATTTCTATGAAGAGTTCGCACGGTTTGCACCAAACCATTTCTTCAACCCGAGATTCAAACTTGGAAGTTGGGATGGTAAAATCAGATACTTTCACAAAACTGGCAAAACGTATACGTATCTGTTGGGTGATATAATCCCAAAATTAACTGCTTTTGGTTATAAGTTGGATTTAATAGACCAACGAATAGGAAAAGCAATAACACCTCCATTAATTGATAAAGATTATTTTTCTCATATAGAAGACCCAGAGACTGGCGAGCCTATCCAGTTACGCCCATATCAAGTTGATTTGGTTAATTCATTAATTGAAAATGCTGGTGGTATAGCATTGGCTGGAACAGGTGCTGGTAAAACGATTTGTAATGCCGCACTTGTTGATTCGTATGGAAAGATGGGATTGAAAACAATTACTGTCGTTCCTAACCAAGATTTAATTGAACAAACGAGAACTGATTTCCTTTATTGGGGATTGGATACTGGTGAGTATAGTGGTGATTGTAAAGATATTAAACACCAACATGTTGTTTCCACATGGCAAGCATTGCAGAACAATCCTAAAATAATTACTGAATTTCAATTAGTATTAGTTGATGAGTGTCACGGATTGAAGGGACAAGTATTAACAAAGCTTTTAAATGAACACGGACACAATATTTCATATCGTTTTGGTTTAACTGGAACGCTTCCAAAAGCAGAAACAGATGCGATGGCTGTTCGTATTGCAGTTGGTGATGTACAGTATTCTATTACTGCAGCAGAGTTAATTAAGCAAGGATGGTTAGCAAGTCTTCATATTAATATTATGCAGCTTGAAGAAGATTTTACGGAACAATATGAACGATATCTTCGAGAATATGAAGAGATGTCAGCAATAGCAAAGTCAGAACACAAGAAATTAACTTATACACAATTCAAAGATTCATACTTCCCTGAGTATCCAGCAGAGAAAGGATATTTGCAAACGAACAAGGACCGTCTTGAATGGATTAAAATGTACATTGAAGCAAAACGAGATGTGGGCAAAGGTAATGTATTTTGTTTGGTTGATGGCGTCAACTTTGGTAAGAAGTTAGCCAAATTAATTCCTGGTGCAATTTTTGTTCACGGTAAAGATAAAAAGAAAGCAAGAAAAGAAGTTTATCAATTATTTAAAGAAAATGATAACCTTGTTGTAATTGCAACGGTCCAAATTGCAAGTACAGGATTAAACATTAAACGAATTTTTAACCTAATGTTTATTGATGTGGGGAAATCTTTTATTAGGGTTATTCAAACCATTGGACGTGGACTAAGAAAAGCACCCGATAAAGACCACGTTGACGTCACTGATATATGTTCGGATTTGAAATATGGTAAGAAGCACGTCAGAGAACGAATTAAATTTTACAAAGAGGCCGAATACCCTCATAAGAAACGAAAGGTTGACTATACCAATTAAATTTAGTATAATACAACAATAACAATAAAAAAGAGAAATTATGTTAATATTTGATGAAAATGCCGAAGCAATCATATTGGATAGTATCTATACTCCCACACTTACAGAATATTTTTATGTTTTAGATTTAGCAATGCTAGACTTCACATTAGCTCCACTGTTAGTTCTTGAAGAAATCGTATGTCCATCCGTAACACTCCGCATTAAAGGATTTGACTTTATTGTTCCAGCAAATTGGAATGTTCTCATATATGCTGAAGATACTCAACAAGTAGATGTTGTAGAAATTGGGAATCTTGCTGGAAGAGAATTTACAGCTTTGGTTGGTGGACCTGATATTCATTCACACGTTCCTGGTCGTATCATAGTTGTTGATTATACACCAGAACATCAAAATGTTGCACCATCACTTAATAAGCACCAGATGCTTTGTCATCCTATCGGACCAAATGAATGGATAAATATAGCACCATCTGATACATATAATAAATATTTGAAAGACTTATATGTAGGCGATATATTAACATAATAACAAATAACAAGAGATAATAATTATGGCGGCAAAAAAGAAAACCAAAAGTAGAAAGAAAACAACATTAGTTGAGTTTCGTGCTTGGCTTGAAGGTGTTGAAGAAATGCAAGGTGACGAGTGGGTTCCTTCTATTGAACAATGGAGACGAATTCGTAATAAGATTGATATGATTGAAGATGCTCCTATTCCTGAACCAGTACCAGCAATTCCAACCCCACCCGCATACATTCCAGTACCAACACCTGCTTATGCTCCAGGACCAAGTTCATTGGATGGTGTAGTACACCAGCCAGCACCACCAGCACCAATTGAATTGAATCCAAATGCACCAATTGCGAAGGGACAACAGCAAGTAAAAACACCAGATATTGATACATCATCTGGTGAGTATAAAAGCTCCTATGAATAGTACACAATTAAAAGATAGGTGTCTGTTTTATGATGGCGACTCAATGTTTGCTAGTGATGCACTTATGCAACTTATACAAACTGGTGCGTCATTGTCTGGAATCTTCACTGACAAAATTACTAATGAAATAAAGCAATTTAATAGATTTGTTGGACCAGATGAGCAAATTAGGGTTAAGGATTCTGTCTCATCATTAGATTTTTCGTGGAATATTCCAGAAGAATATATGGATCTCGACCTTGTTGATTATATTGCTCAACAACTTGATATACGGTGTGACGAATTAAATGAACAACAACTTAATGATAGATTAATCCGCATTTCTACAGAACTTTCTCTATATAAAAAACTTGGATTAACAAATGTTCTCCGTACGATAATTTATATCATAAATACCCTAGACTCACAAAATATTGTATGGGGTGTTGGACGAGGAAGCAGTGTTTCTTCGTTTGTGTTATATCTTATAGGTGTACACGATGTAGACTCGGTTGAATATGAACTAAACATAGATGATTTTTTGAAAGTCGAATAATAATACATAGGAGAATTCCAGTATGCCAAAGAAAACAAGAAGCGCTAAAGGTGAGGTTATAGATTTTGACCTTCTTAAAATCAAAGCCCAAATTGCTTCAGCACCAAAGCCAACAGATGTTAGAAATCGTGAAGACTTCATTGACAAGAAACTTCGTCGTCGCACGAAAAAGATTAAGAAAGTTGAAACAGTTGAAGTAGATGTTGAACCAACAATAACAGATAATACAGAGGCAGACAAATGATAACACCATTATTTAATGGCATACTTTTCTTTTTCGCCGATGAGGTCAAAGGTGGATTATTTGAAGAAAAGACCGATTGGGGGTTTGAAATTAAAGGTGGACACCAAAACACTACTCAAGAAGGTAGGTGGGGTAAAGTATTAGCACTTGGACCTGATGTTCCTGAAGAAGATATACAAAAAGGTGATTATATTTTTGTTGAACCATTAATGTGGACTAGAGGAATTAAGCATGATGGTGTTGAAATCTGGAAAACAGATTCTAGTAAAGTAATGCTTGTTTCACAAGAATATCCTCAACAATAACAAAGTCCCATAATTTTGAACCATAAATATATGCAACTACTTTAGTGGAGAAAAATTATGGGATTTATCGTTACACTCATCCTCGTTACACTTTCAATTGCTGGCTCTGCAGCATTTTTTAGTATCTATGGATTAGCAAATATATTTTCAGGTTCCTTTTGGCCTGTTGTAGTAATGGCGACATCACTAGAAGCTGGAAAACTTATTTCAGCTTCATACGTATATAGATACTGGTCAACAATTTCATTCTTAATGAAATCATACTTGATTTCAGCCATCCTTATTTTAATGGTAATAACATCGGCTGGTATATTTGGTTACCTTTCTGCTGCGTATCAACAAGACACACTTCCATTAAAAGAGATGCAGTCAAAGATTGCATTGTTTGATGAACGCAAAAAAGAAATTGGAGATTTAAAGCAAGAACGAATTAATCAACGTGCTCGCCTTGATGCTCAAATTGATTCTATTCCTGGTAACCATAGCACGAACAGAAGAAAAATGCGTGAGTCACAAAATGCAGAACGTGCTCAAATTGATATTGACCTTAAACGATATGCACGTGAGCTTCAAACTACAACAACTGAACAACACAAAATAAAGAATGCGGTAATCCAACAAGAAGCGCATACTGGACCAATCATCTTTATTGCTAAAGCATTTGGTAGTGATGTTGACGATGCGACAAAATGGATGATTTTTCTTATCATATTTGTCTTTGACCCGCTTGCCGTTATTTTAACAATTGGTTCAAACATCGCTATTGTTCAACGACAAAAGGATAATGGCACATACAAAGTACACAAACGCGTAAATGATTATGTTGAAGTTAGTGCTGAAGATTATGTTCATCAAACACACCAAGACGAATATCCTGATAATCCACATCCCGAAGATGGTAGAGGTTCTTTAGTAACAGAGTTGCCTGATGGAGATATTGAAAAAACAGAAGAACCCGAACCAACAGTAACAACAGTTGATGACCTTCTTGATTATAATGTTGAAGAAAAAGATACTGATAACCCATTGGCAAGCAGCATTGAGCAGCTACAATCCATGTTATCATCTATGAACCAAAAACATGAATTAACTCCACAAGAGAAAATGGAAAAAGAACAGATTGAGCAGCTTCTTCGTCGTAAGCAAGTTACCGCTCGTGTTCGTACCCCTGAATTAGTTCTAGAAAGACAGCCTACCCCCAACGAATAAAGTTGACATTTTTTCTCTTTGTAGTATAATATACGTTGCTACAAGGAGAATAATAAATGGCAAAAAATCTTGAAAAACTCTGGACGGAAAAATACCGCCCACAAACCGTGGAAGATTATCTCTTCCAAAACCACACACAAAAATTAGCAATCCTAAAAATGGTTGCTGACCAAAGTATTCCTAACTTGTTGCTTTCTGGTGTTCAAGGTAGTGGTAAGACCACACTCGCCTTAATGCTCATTAAAGAATTAGAACTAGAAGAAACAGATGTTCTTATTATCAACGCATCAGATGAAAACTCTGTTGATGTCATCCGTGAGAAGTTAAAGAATTTCATTTCTACATTTGCAATGGGTGAATATAAAGTCGTTCTTCTTGAAGAAGCAGATTTCATTACTCAAAATGGACAAGCAGTAATGCGTAGATTGATGGAAGAGTTTTCTGATAGTGCTCGCTTTATTCTCACTTGCAATTACGAACATAAAATTATGCCTGCAATTCGTTCTCGTTGTCAACACTATCGTTTCAAATCGTTTGACAAAGATGAAATTGCAGAACGAGTTGTTACAATACTTGCAACTGAGCAAGTTAAATTTACTCTTGATTTAATTGACAAATATGTAACTGCAGGATATCCTGACATCCGTAAAATTATAAATCTCCTACAACAGAATACAATTGATGGTGCTCTTCAAGAACCAACATCATCTGGCGAAGTCGGTGATTACAAATTTAAGTTACTGGATTTATTGGAAAGAGATAACTGGTTTGAAGTTCGTAAACTATTGTGTGGAAATGTTGCAGCAGAAGAATGGGAAGATGTATATCGCTTCTTATACGAGAATTTAGAAAAATCTGCAAAATTTTCAAATCAAGATAAGTGGGAAGCTGGTATTGTTATTATCGCTGACCATTTATACAAGCATTCAGCTGTCGCAGACACTGAAATAAATGCATCAGCAATGTTTATACGCTTAGCAGGTGTGTAAGGAGAATAATAAAAATGAATAATAAAAATCTAATAACGATGCAGGAAGAAATCGATGAGTTGAGAACAAAAAGGTTTGAAATGTTGGAAGAAATTGATGAGCTTAAAAGAAGGTTACGTGCAGTTAATGATTTGAATACAAAAATATTAGATAACCAGTCAACTACTGAAGACTTCACACTTCCACATATTACAAAACGTTGGACTCCAGAAGATTTAGGATATTCGTGTGATGAAATAATTAAACAATTGGATGCAGACACAAGAGTCACAAAAGGATATGATCCACATCCCATAGTTGAGGATTTCACATTCCCACATCCTGTAAAAGGCAGAGGTTCTCATATCGAAACATTACCAAGTAGACAAGCCTTGGATATAGGCGAAGACATTAGGTACTTTAGGGAAAAATTAGAAAAATCAATGTCAATGGGTATTCCTACAGAAAAGACAGAAAAGCAACTTGCAGGATTGGAGAATACTCAGACAACAAACGCAGCAATACGAAACGGTGGTTGGAAAGAAACAGAAATGGGAACATTCGCTGCAACATCTAACGAACCAAAGTCGTTTGTTGAGTCAGTATATCATGATACGAATCAAAAAACAGCTTTTGAACGAGCAATGAAGGGGATAGAATAATGATAACATCTTTAGATGATTTTAAATCATATATTAAAAATTTTGGATTTGATGCGTTGATTACAAGCACAGATATAAGATTTGAGAAATCTTATGCAGATGAGCAAACGATGGATGGGCGTTCTATACGTGTTCCTATGGGAGAAACTCCTAAGGTAACACTAGAAATTACACTTATACCTGATGCATCATATGTGGGTGATAAATCAATAGAAGAACGATTCGAAAACGCAATGAGTATAATGGAGAATAATAATGGCACGTAGAAAGAGACCAGAAAACGAAACACCAGAAGAAACATTAATACGTCAACGTCTTGAGTCTGTTGCTAACAGTTCAACAAGAAGTGAGAAGACATCTTGGAATCGTAAAATGGATAACATGGTTAAACTAATTGCCGTCATTCGTCCTATTGAAGAACAGATTCTTGATTTGATGGCACAAAAGATGCCTATTATGGATGATGTGACTGCTCTTCGTGCAACGATGGTTAAAGAATGCATACACCCACTTGATGACCTTTTATATAAAGACACTCACATTGTGTGTAAGTTTTGCGGAACGAAATTAGGAATACCAAATGACACAGACGAAGCATAAACTTGATATATTCCAAACGTTAAATCATATTAGTAAGAAAGATAGAAATTTCTTTAAAGACTTAACAGACGAAGAAAAGAAAGCATTTCAACCATTAGTTGTTATGCGATGGTTATCTGGAACAACAGATGCTCGTCAAGTTTACTTCCTTAATGAATTAGTCAATCCCTTTGTCTTTTCAATGCATACGCATAAGGAATTAATCTACTATTTGATGACAACTTGCACGAGTGGAAAGTCTCAACGATATACCTGGAATAAGGCGTTATCTAAAAAATCATCTACAACACCATTGTCTGTTAGTGTTATTAAAGACTATTTTAATTATAGCACAATGCATGCAATTGAAGCATTACCGATGTTGACCAATGATGATATATTAGAGTATGCTGAACAATTGGGAAGACAGAAAGAAGAGATGACGAAAATCAAACGAGAATTGAAAAATAGATGAAGAAAGAACACTTTGAATGTTCGTACTGTTCTGCCAAGTTTGTTACAGAGGATAGATACCTCAAGCATCACTGTAAACAGATGCAACGTAATGAAGAATTCCGTACGCCTATAGGACAAGCAGCTTGGCTTTTCTACCAGAAGTGGATGAAAGCATATAAGCGAATGGTTCCGAATTCCCAATCATTTTTAAAGTCAAAGTATTACCAATCATTTAATCGTTTTGCACAACGTGTTAAAAAATTAAACTTTCCTGATGTTGATGCATTTGTTGCGTTAATGAAAGAAAAGGATATTTCTCCTACACTATGGACGAACGACCAAGTGTATGCTATATATCTTGAATATTTGGATAGACGTGCATCTCCATTGAGTCAAGCCAAGGTTACTATTGATACATTATTCAAAATAGCGGATGCTGCTGAATGTGAGGTAAATGAAATATTTGACATATTACAACCAAATGAAGTAATCACATTACTTCGTGAACGTAGATTATCACCTTGGATTCTGCTGTTCAGTCCCAAGTTCAAAGAATTATTAATACACCAAACTTCTGATGAACAACGAATTATTATGGAGTCTATCATCCGTCCTCATTATTGGGTGGATAAATTCGGAAAACAACCAAATGATGTAGAAATGATGAAAAAGTACGTAGAAGAACTTGATATCTAGCACATCCCCCTATCCCCCTACCACCCAATTGATAAATATAAACTAATAGATTAACACAAAGATTGACTTTGTATAAATACCTTAACGCACGAAAGTCTAATTAAATATTAAGGGGAATGGACTAATATGACAGCCATTTACATCATTGACCACACAGATCCAGCGAATGGCAATTTTAGAATCAGTCCGAACAAGCTAGACGGACCAGGATCTGTAACACAAAATACCAATCTTCGTTTATATGGCGCAGGTTCTCTACAATATGGCGAAGGCGTAAATGAAAATTTCCTCAAGATATTAGAAAATTTCGCAAGTCCTGAATTGGGTGGAAGCCCTGCAACAACAGCACCAGATCCAGCATTTTTTGATCCAGCATATTCTGTAAAAGGACAACTATGGTTTAACTCAACTACCAATAAATTAATGATGTTTGATGGGACTAACTGGGTTTCTGCTGGTGGTGTTTTCTCATCAGCTACCGCACCACCAAATCCACAAGATGGGGATTTGTGGTTTGATACGGTCGCAACTCAACTTAAAGTATATTATGCAATGGTTTGGACATCAACAGCTGATCACTATGTATTGAAATCTGGTGATACGATGGACTCTGCTGCTAACATTACATTTGCTGGAGGTGGTGAAGTTCTTGGATTACCAGCGTCACCATCTGCAACTGGAGCAGCTTCTAAAGAATATGTTGATGGATTAATCAGTAGTAATAATGAATTATGGGAATTGTCAGATGTTGAAGATGATGTAACATCATCTGCTGTAACTGGTGAGGTTTTATATTTCAATGGGACTACTTGGGAAAATAGAGGATTAATATCAACAGATATTAGTGGTGTAACCTCAAGCATACAAACACAATTGGATGCAAAAGTTGCAAAAGCTGGCAGTACAATGACGGGTGCACTTACACTTTCTGGCGCTCCGACAAACACATTGCACGCTGCCACAAAAGCATACGTTGATGCCAAGCCGTTGATAACAACTTCATCAAGCACACCTGGTACTGCAAAAGATGGTGATATTTGGGTTGATTCACTCAACACACAAATAAAAATATATGCGTTTAGTACTTGGAACATAATATTCCCTGCACAATACTCATAATATGAGTTTGATCATACCAACAAAAATAGCGTCTTCGGACGCTATTTTTTATTACTGAACAAGAATTGACCTATCATAAATACATAAAAAGTCTATTTTATGCGAGGAAGCTATGGCTCAACCAGAACAGTACATTATACATTTTACGGACCCATCTAAGTCTTCGTTTATAGTTAGCCCATATACGGCAAATGGTCGTACATTCCCAATCTCTGGGCAACTTGATTCATCTGCAGTTAGTGCTGATACAAGTTTACTAATATACGGAAGGGGCTCTGCAAATTACGGCGAACGAATCGCTGAAAACGTTCTTCATCTACTTGAAAATTTCTCTGGAGCAACAGTTCCTGTACTCCCAATTTCTGGGCAAGTTTGGTTTTCACGAAGAGAATATTGGCAAACCACTTTAACTACTTCTGGTTGGTATCGTTGGAATGATAGTACGTCTAGTTGGGATTCATTAACAGTAACATACGCTAAAGGCACCGATCCAGGTGCAGTCGCTGATGGAATATATTGGTTTGATACTCTTAATTTAACTCTTAAAAGACGAGTACTTATCACTGACCATCCTTTAACCAACACATGGGTAACAGTTCTTCACTCGGGTTCTAATGGAAGTACTGATCCAATAACGTTAAATGCCACTCCTGAAAAATCTCTTAAAGTGTACAATGGCGAAGCTTGGGTTTCTGTAACCAGTAGCACATTTGCATCTACTACAGCACCTACTTCCCCCGTTGATGGTGACTTGTGGTATGATACTGCAAACACCGATTTAAAAGTTTGGAATGGAAGTATGTGGGCATCATCAGGTGGAAACTATGTTCTCCAAACTGGTGATACAATGACTGGTGATTTAACAATGACTGGTGCAAATATTAATATTGATGCAACAAAAGGTTTGATAGGGAATGTTGCTGGCTCTCCACTTGCAGATGGTGCAACACTAATATTAAGTTCAGACGGATTTACTTGGGAGATGCAATCTGGCAACTCCCTTTTTAGTAGTTTTGTAGTTAAGAATTCTGTAGGGGTGACAGTATTAACTGTTGGTGTTTCGGATGCTGATGATACAAGCACATTTGCTGGTAATATTCAAATACAGAGTAACAATGAAGTTCTTGGACTTCCAGCTCTTCCATCTGGTGATACTGCAGCAGCCTCCAAAAAATATGTTGATGATGTGGTAGCTATTGTATCAGGAGGAACTCCAGCTTCAATAGATGATTTATTAGATGTTTATGTACCTACTCCATCGCACGATGAATTTTTATATTATGACAATGTTGGTAGTCCAGCAGGACAATGGAAAAATAGAAATATATTAATTGCGGATGTGGCTGGTGCAGCTCCTCTTGCTTCTCCATCATTAACTGGAACACCTATAGCGCCAACAGCAACACCTGCTACGAACACCACGACACAAATTGCAACCTGTAGTTTTGTACACCAAGCTATTGCCACTTATGCTCTTGGTGGAGCTGATGGTGTATTAATTAGTGCAGCTTGGGATTCATCAATCTATCAATTAGATCTTCAAACATCTGATGGTGGTTCGCCACTTCCAGTTCCTATACAAGTAGACTTGAGTCATACTCATCCATCAACTGATGTAACACATACTGTAGTTGATTCAGTATTACGTGATGCACTTGTTCCAGGTGGTAGTCCACAACAACTTGACACTACGATTGATGTTATAGTTGAGCAACTTAGTTCAGAAATAGGTAGTAAAACTTCAAGAGAACTTGGTAATCAAATAATATTACAACAAATTCATCGTCCAGTTGCACCACAAACAGAATTCTTAATTGATAATGATGAAGAATATATTTCTGGATTTAATAGATTGCAAGTATTTATAAATGGTATTAAACAATATGCCGATCAGCGTGCTCGTCAAACAATATATTTTAGAAGAGAGTTTAACGTTTCACCAACTGCAGCAACTGGTTTGCCAGATGATGCGACAGCATATTCATTTACTGTTGCAGTTGATGGACAAGCAACTGGTAGTCCACAAACTCCTCAAACTGTAAATGTTACGGGATCGCAAGTACAAACAGTTCAGGATATCATAGACCAAATTAATGCTCAAGTAACAGGAGCAACAGCAATATATGATCCTCGTTGGGTTGGTATTTTTGTGTTCTCAGATACTTCAGGAAACGGTTCAGCAATAAGCATCACAGATGTTGATTTATTTACTGCAATGGGTGCTGTCGGTGCAACTGTTAGTTTGCCTATATATGATTATAATAATATTTTCCCTGACTATCCAGGAGACATCACACAAGTAACAAACGATGGTGCTTATTATGAGGCTGACCTTGTTGGTTCACCTTCAATATCGTATATTCAAGCATCAGCAGGTATAATCGCATATGCTATCGTATTCAGAACAGCAGTCCCATCAGGGGCAGTTGTTGAGTTCTTAATAACGTAATTAATAAAGGATTAATAAAAAATGGCCGATATTTACACAATCACACTTTCAGATGGAGTTACGACTTTTAATGTTTATCCATTAGAAAGTAATGGTCCTGGTAATCTATCAATTCCAAGACGAATTCAAGTAACCAATATAGGAGCTTCATTTGAACTTGCTGGTGATTTAACTTATCGTTTCGTTCCAGGACAAACATTTACAGTAGAGAATACTGGTGTTGCTGGAAGCCCTGCGTTACCAAATAATGGAACGTATACTGTTTTGGGTAGTGGTTCTCCGCTTGTTGGAAGCACATATAGTGCAGGAACAAATCGTACAACAATACCAGTTGTAGAAACTGGACAAATAACTTCAGATGCATTACCACTTGGACAAATTAAATATTCAATTCCTGGTGCAGAAGAAGCTACATCATTATTAATTCCTGGTCGCGGTTACTTAAATTATGGTATCGCAATGTTAGAAAGTTCAGTCCATTTATTGGAAAACTTTGCTAATAGCACTGCACCTTCAAATCCTATTATTGGACAACAATGGTTTAACACAATAGATGAAACACTTTATCGGTATACATTATCTGGATGGTCTTCTAGTGTCTCGTTGGCATCATCAGGATCATTAATATTAACTGATCCAGAAAATCCAAATGGTACTGGCTCACCAGCTTCGGCTGATGTTGTTATCTCTGGTAGCGATTCATCTTATCCTGATGTTGGTGCTGCTCTTCGTACATTAATAGATCCTGCTTCTGCAGATTCAATTTTCAGAGTTTTGTCTGCAACTGGAAGTGAACGTCTTCGTGTTGAACACGATGGTCACACATCAACTACAAACTCATTTAAACAAACTGGAACTACATTAGATAATCAATTTTCAAATGACTTACAATTTGCAAATGCAAAAGGTATTAAAGCAGTTGGTGGAGCAGTTTTGCGCACAGATGCGACTGGTGTTACTTGGGAGCTTAAAGGGAACAATGTTGCTTCAGCAACTTTGCTTATTAAAGACGTTGCTGGTACTAGTAATCTTCTTGCAGTTGATGCAAATGATAATGTTCAAATACTTAACAATTTACTTGTTGATACTGATACACTTTATGTTGATGCAGGGTCTGACAGAGTTGGTATTAATGTAGCACCTTCAGTTCCTTTTGATGTTCTTGGTGATTCATTATTTACAGGTAATGTTACTGTAGCAGGAAGCGGTGTTGTCACACTTGCAATTGACCCTGCACAACCACTTGAAGCTGCAACGAAACAATACGTTGATAACAAAACAACTCTTCCAGATTATGATTTGCAAGCTGGAACAGGTGTTGGTGGCTCACCAGAAATTCCTGTAGCATATACTACAGCTTTCAGTTTCACTGATCCAGCTGGTTCTCCACCAGGAGAAGCATCAATAATGGTATTTGTTAATGGTATTAAACAAGTTGAAGGATCAGGTAAAGCATACACTATAACTGCACCAAATACAGTTACATTCAATGCTGGACAAACTCCAGCATTGAATGATGATGTAGAATTCTACGGGTTCGGATAATATATAAATAATTAGAAAATATGGAGAATATATAAATGGCACAACCACCAATTGCAGGATTTCAAGTAGACGAAAGCACATTCGAGAACATATTAGAATCTGGAACTTCCTTTCCTGGTGCACCTGCCACTGGCAAGCAGTTTTTTTTAACAACGGATATCGTTGGAGGATCCCCATCATTTGTAACTTATATTGGTGGTGAATATATATTTGATGGAACAAATTGGATTTCAAAACCAAAAAGCACAACAGGGACAAATTGGGGGTGGAATGATTATTTAGCTTCTGCTTCAAATATTGACGTCGGCGCTCCTGGAACATCACCCGATCTTGTAACAATACGTGACAATATTAGAGGTTGGGGATTTGATCCAACTTCACTTGAACAAGCATGGTCGAGTGTTCATATATTACATGATTATGTTATTGGTACAAATTTATATCCACATATACACTGGACACATGATAATGCAGCACCAACTGGGTTTGTTCGTTGGGGGTTAGAATTTACTATTGCAAAGGGATATAATCAAGAAGCATTTCCAGCTTCTACGACAATTTATTTTGAACAAGCTGCTGATGCTCAGTACATACATCACCTAATAGAAGCTGGACTTGGTACTGGTTCACCTACAATCAATAACATAATTGATGGAACAAATGTTGAGCCAGATACGATTATAATGTTTCGTATATTCCGTGATTCTACAAATGATACTTTTGGTAGTGATGCAATCTTGATGTATGTAGATTTTCATTATCAATCTGATGGATCATTTACCACAGAAAGAAATCAACCATTTCCTAAGGTTCCATAATAGGATAACATAATGGCACAAAAACCAATACGGCTAGAACAACTTGGAATTTCATTAGATGACATTATAATTCATCTTCAAGATAAAGCTATCATCCAAGAAAAAATTGTCGAAAAGGAAATTGTTAAAGAAATTGACCCTGCACTTATGAATAGGTTAATTGATAAACAGTTAGCTTTACGGCCAACTATGGATGAAGAAACTGTCAATAAGTTAGTTGCTAAACGATTAGCATTACAACCAGCTCCTGCTCCAACCATAAATGAAAATGATATTAAAAAAATCATCAACAAAGAAATTGTAAGACAAGAACTTACTAAACCAGAAGTAACTAAACAATCAGTTAATGAAATGATTACTGAGAAAATTGCAAATATACCTACTATCGCTCCAGTCAATCGTATAGTTGAGAAGATTGACGAACAAGCGGTTAGATATTTCGTTGCAGAAGAACTACGAATCCGTGCACCAGCACCACCATCAATTCTTGATGAAAAAACAGTTGAAAAATTAGTTGTTGCAGAATTTGATAAAAGACCAGAAGTGACTACACAAATAGTTAATCAACTAATTGCTGATGAAATTGCAAGACAAGAACTTACTAAGCCTGAAGTAACCGAACAGTCAGTTAATCAAATGATTGCTAATGAAATTACAAGACAAGAACTTACTAAGCCTGAAGTAAATGTACAATCAGTCAATCAAATGATTGCTGAACAGATTGCAAATATACCTGAGTTTGAACCAATCAATACTGTAGTTGAAACGGTTGATGAAGAAGCTGTCAAATATCTTGTTGCAAAACATTTACGAGACAATGCTCTAATTCTTGATGAAAAAACAGTTACAGAAATAGTCATTGCAGAGCTTGATAAAATACCAACTGAACAACCAGAAGTAATAATTGCACAACCAGAAATGACTGCTGAAGTAGTTAATCAACTGGTTGCAGATGAAATTACAAGACAAGAACTTACTAAACCAGAAGTAGATGTCCAATCAGTTAATAAAATGATTGCTGAACAGATTGCAAACATACCTGTTGTCGCACCGATTAATACAATAGCTGAAACTATTGATGAAGCAGCTGTCAATCATTTAGTTACGGTTGGAATTCAAGAATATTTTAATAGGTTCCCTCAAACTTCAACTACAGCAATTATTGATGAGCAAGTTGTTATAGATTTAGTTGCAATAGAAGTACAAAAACATTTACCAGAGCCAGAACCAATTGCTGCTCCAGAACCAGTACCAGTCAACCTTGATGAACATAAGGTATGGGCTAAACAAGAAATAGATGAAGTTGCTTCTACAATACGAGCTAAAACTAATACTATCGTTCCTGGTCAAGAAGCATTATATGCTGAAAAAGTTGATGAAGCTACAGATTATATTGCTGATGGTGCAACTGAACTATCAACATTTCCTCTCCTTCGTGCAGAGGTAAATGGAACAGGTAAAACAACTGATGAAGTCGTTGATGGTATTCTTGCAAGAAAATCACAATGGATTGCAGTAAATGCTCAAATAGAAGAAATTAGATTACGAGCTAAAATGAATATAGGTTCAGCTACTACTGATGAAGAAGTTGAAACTATTAAGAATCAAGCGATTACCTCATTACAAGCAGTGTAGTTGTCTAACCCAAAATATCCGTGTATAATTAATGTATGGATATTGACATTGATTTCAACTCAGATTTTGACCCTCTTGACTACTTTGATGAAGCAGTTCGTGCTTCTATGGTTAAGGATGGACAACTCAAAAAACATCCAGTCGGTGCATACTTCCAACATATTCCAAAAGATAAAATAACTGGACTTGCTTCCATTCCATATGAACAAGCAGAAGAGTTAGGATACTTTAAAATTGATTTCCTTCACTTATCAATTCTTGATAACTTTGACAATAAAGATGAAATTCGTGCTCTTGTTAAAATAGAACCAGATTGGTCATTATTGCAAGATGAAGAAGTTGTTGGTAAACTATTTCAAATCCACAGACATTATAAAGTATTGAGCATAGTTAAACCAACATCTGTGCAAGAATTAGCGGATGCAATTTCGTTAATTAGACCAGCAAAACGACAACTTTTGAATGCATATCCAAAAAATAAAGAATTGATAAGACAAGAATTATATAGAAAACCTGATGATGACCAGTATTATTTTAAGAAAAGTCACGCAATATCGTATGCTCTGACGATTGTATTGCAATTGCATTTAATCAAAGGTGGGATATTATAATACTATCATAAATACTTCTATGAATATAATCAACGAAAAACGCACTCTTACTACCGTCCGTCTAACAGAAAACCAGAAAAAGGTGATGACAAGAATTGTTGCTTCAGCCACAGAAGTGTTAGCTGCAGAAGAAATATCAAAGGGACGAGCACTTGTTACAGCTCGTGATTTATTAGTCAAACTTGGATTGATTGAATACCGTGATGGATATGCTGCATTAACTCCAGAAGGTGAGAAGATTATGAAAGATTCAAATCTCATAGATGATATGGGTGAGTTGACAGAAGAAGGCAACAAATTCGCATACGAAGAAGGAAAAGAACCAATGGAATCTTTAATAAAATCATTAAATAATCAAATCAACGAAGCTGCAAATACTCAATTTTCAGATGCAGAAAAGAAAGACATCGTTGCTATTGAACAAGACAAAAAAGAATTAGATATGGAAAGTCCATTATATGATAAATTATATAATTACTTTGCTAACAGTGGTGATATGCCATATGGTATTCAAAAAGCTCGTACTGGTGATCCTGATGCGTGGATTCTGGATCACTTAAACGAACTTATTAGTACGTTCTAATTATCTTAATACCACTACTTTTTTGTGGATTTCTATATTAGAAGAAATTGCTTTACGTCTACGGCGCTTTACACTCTTCGTCTCATCCATTGGAAAATTTGGTAGAGGACCAATTACACGAGTGACAAAATCTATATTATATGTCCGAAGAATACCAGAAACATCATTAGACATTCCTCTCCTTGAAAATTCAATAGACAATGGATAACTAAATTCACTTTTTTCATACCATTCAGCAGCTATACTTATAATTACTTCTTCGTTTACTCGTTCAGGTCCACACAAATCAAGAATAAATGCTTTTATATTTTTATCTGTGGAATTGTCTATAATTGACAAAACGTGTTGGTCGCGGTATTGTATTAGAGTTATAAATGGGTAACCATCATAATCTGCTGGATGTGGTTCAACTATGAGAGGTACTTGATTACCGCGTTTTGATCGTTTCTTTGCTACCATATTCGGTTATTCCTTTTAGGTGTATGTACTATTTATACCTCTAAAATGTGAGTGTCATAAATACATTATCATATGTATTAGGAGATTTATATGGCTAAGCCACTGTCATTCAAAAAATATTTAACTCAACTCAATTTAGATGAAACTGCGATTCCTACTGTGTGGGGTAAGCGTATGATGAACATTGCCCCTGAAGAAGAAGAATCTACAGAAAATCAGGAAGATGATCTTGATATGGGTGACGAACTTGATACGGAAGATGATCTTGATATGGAAGATGATCTTGATATGGGAATGGAAGATGAACCAGAAGATGATCTTGATATGGGAATGGAAGATGAACCAGAAGATGAACCAGAAGATCCTAACAAACAAGGCGTTATCCGCAAAGTAAAAAGCGCTCACCTCGTGTACAAACGTAAAGACGAAGAAGGCACGTATGAAGAACTTTGGTTGTATAAGTTAAATGATAAAGTCAAAGATGAGCTTGAAATACGTAGAGATATTCTTGCAGGAACAGATATTCCTAAAAACAAAATGAAATCAGAAGACGAAACCCAAACATATGAATTATGGACTTCGGGTAATGTTCAATGGTTGGCAATATTTGGATTACCTCAATAACAACTAAATTTTAGTTGACTCACCCCCCAAAATACTATATAATCCTATACCATATGGAGGATTTTATATGTCTGAAGAAAATAACCACAATGAAGTTCAAGCTGAACGTTGGGAAGAAATGCAACTCAACGAACTATATGACCAGCTTTCAATTTTACAAACTCGTGCAATGACAGCAGCGAACATGAATAACTTACCTATGCTTCAACAACTGCAAAGAGGCATAGACAGATGCAATGAAATAATTGCAACTAAATCAGCAGGCGATAATCACACGGTGGTAGTATGAGCGAAGAAAAAGAAACAGTAGATAGCATCTTTATGCAAGCAGAAGAAAAGAGTCATCCAGGTAGAGTATACAAAACACCCGAACCTGAACTCGTTATCAATGACCCAGTAGAAATTACTTATGATGAAGTAGTAAATGTTGGGACACCTGGTCACATAGACCACAAAGCACCTCCAACTGAACCAACAATAAAAGATTTAGTATTGCTAGAAGTTCAGCGTCTTGTTACAATTTCAAAAATGTATAAAGAAAAAATTGATACAGCAAAAACTAAACCAAAAAAAGATTTGTACTTGAAAAAGATACGAAAAAATAATGAAAAATTAGCCGATATGATTATGCGGTTAGAACGATTAAACCGAATAGAGAGTAGTAATGATGAACCAGCTAATGAACAAACGTAGTCTGAAAGAAAAGATATCAAAAATCAATTGGCCCGAACTTGTCTTTGAAGCAGAAGCAGAACGAGAGTGGTTTGAAGATGTAACTATAGTAACACTCAAATCTGAATATCTTGAACGTGTGTATGATAAAGCTTGGGACCAAACCGATGAGGGGTTGAATGAAAAAGCAAAACGAATAATGAATTCGGGTGAAATTTTTGTTAACGAATTTATTCAAATTGGGGAAGATTCTGCAGTTAGGGTGTGTATAGACAAAGATGAAATAACAGATGATGTAGTTGAAGAAGTATTAAATATTCTTGTTGATATTGGAATAAAACCTGATTCGCGACATACCTTTGGGGTCCGTAAAACATTTATGTATGATGAGATTGTCCCAATTATGTATTTCGGTTGACATTTAATCTTTAATACAGTATAATTATTTTAAATTTATAGGTGCAAAATATGTTAATAGCAATATCAGGTTCACAGGGTGCTGGTAAAAGCACTGTTCTAAAAAAATTAGAAGAATTAGGTCATAACATAGTCTCACGAAAAACTTCTCGTTCTATCTTAACAGATTGGGGAGTTACTCTTGAACAAGTTAATAGCAATCGCGATTTGACTTTACGATTTCAAGACGAAATTATTGCTCGAAAATATAAAGATGAAGCGCATGCAATGCAATCAGATGAACTGTGGTTTACTGAAAGAACATACGCTGACTTGTTTACATATGCATTGGTTAGTTTAGGAAAAGATAATATTAATAGTGAGTGGTTAAATGGCTACTACGAATCTTGTAAATCGTACCAACAATCATACGCCAAAGTTTTTTATATAGAAGGTGGTATATTTGATGTTGAACATGATGGAGTAAGAGGGTCAAATCAACACTACAGTACTATGGTTGACCTTGTAATGAAAAAATATACATGGTTAATGGCCCCAAATGAAAAATCACTTTATCAAGTAACAATGGCGGATATAGATGACCGTGTTGAATTTATTCTTGATAGAACGTATAATCACAAATAAAGAAAAATAATAAAGAGGAAGAATAATGTCTGAACATTGCGACAAACCCGAACACAACTGCAAAGATCATCAAGCACCAACTGGCGAATATAATTATACTGATTATGCAGAAAAGATGGATGATTTAATCTTTAGATATGATAAAGACTTCTATCCATTAGATTCTTCATTACCAGACCCACAAACGGACCCAATCATTCCTGGTAAGAAAGTTGCATTGCAAAAAGTTGGAATTGCACCAGTAGACTTACCTATTACTGTTATGCGTCGAGATGGTGCCACTCAAGTCCTTCAAGCAGAAGCATCTTTGTATTGCTCACTAGATGATCCAGAAGCAAAGGGATTAAATTTAAGTCGTTTGTATTTGTTAATGCATGATAACATTAAGGACCACCTTACTATTGATGGCATTAAGTCAACATTAGAAGAAATGGCATATAAGCAAGGCAGCAACTCTGCATACTGTAAGTTACGGTTTAAGTATCCTTGGACTCAGAAAGCACTTCGTACTCGCTTGCCTTTAACAAAAGAAGAAATTGAAAAAGGACTATATGAAGTTCTTGAAGATGGATCAACTGTTAGCCTCCGTAAGGTAGAAGGACACATTGCATATAACGTGACACTTGAAGGTCGTTACCACAAGAAACCAGATTTTTATCTTCACGCTTCTGATGAAGATCCAGACTATAAAGAGTTCAGGTTTTACTTAACAACTAATTACACATACAGTTCAACTTGTCCTTGCTCTTTTGAATTAGCTCATAATGCTACAGAATTAAGAGATGCTGCAGCTAATGCTCACAGTCAACGT